CATAAATTTTCGCGCGACCAAAATGGGGGCAAATTATCGGCTGTGTGCATAAACCTGTGAGGGGTTTATGACAGCGGCATAAACGGTAGGCTGGTAGGTGAGAAAACCCCTACGCCCCAAAAGGCCGCGTGTAAAGCCAGGGAGGCTCTCGCCAGGGCTTTCTACAGGAAAAAATGCTCCGCGAGTCTCCTCAACTGGGTTTCTACAGTTGATAAATGCCCACCAGTTTTCTTGAGTTAAATTTCTACATTTTTATGCCAGAACCCGGATAAAATCCGCGCTTTTTCCACCACTGTATTGCAAGATTCATAAATTCACCCGCGTATTTACATAAAAATCCCTGCTGTGGTATCAGCGTTCTGACCTTACCAGGAGATTTGCGATGCCGGATGCCATTGATTGGGGTAAAGCACTCAACAAACTCGCGCCTGATGCGCTTCCAGTGGTCCAAGCTGCGTACCCGTCGCTCCCAGCACTGTTTGAAAGCGCCCGGATCAACACCTCGATGCGCCAGATGTACTTTATTGCCCTGGCCCTGGAGGAAACTGGCGGGTTTGTCACGTTAGACGAGAATCTACACTACAGCGCCAAGGGCCTTCTGGCCACTTTCCCCAAATACTTCACCGCAGCCCAGGCTACGACCTACGCCAACAACCAGGAGGCCATAGCCAACCGGGTATACGCGGGCCGAATGGGCAACACGTCACCCGGGGATGGCTGGAAGTACCATGGCCGCGGGCCTTTCCAGCTCACTGGCCGTGCCAATTACGCTCAACTCGGGAAACTCTGCCAGCTACCCCTGGAGGTCCAGCCCGAGCTCGTCAACGCCACCCGATATCTCTTCGTGGTGGCTGCCCAGTATTGGAACATGCGCAATCTATCGGTTTTTGCCGACACAGATGACCTCATCTCCTTCACCATAGCGGTCAATGGCGGCCAGATTGGCCTGGATGCCAGGAAAGTCTGGCTAGACAAGACCAAGGCGGTGGTAAATGCGCAACTGGCTCCAGCACAGGCTTAACGCCGCCCATATCTACTGTCGTTTACGGGGCTGCGGCCTGCCTCGCGGGTGTTCGCTGTTCCTGGCCGCGCTGTTTGGAAAGATCACGGATCGAGGAATTTACTACCGGAGGAAGACACCATGAAGCCTTGGTACTCAAGCCCCACTCTATTGGGGGCGCTTTCAAACATCGTCCCCATCCTGGCCGTGCTCTTTCAGCACCAGATTGCGCAGTATGGGCTCACTGACACGGTGAACCAGCTCGTGCTGATGACCCTGACCGGCGGCGCGGGTGCCGTCTACCATGGCCATGCCATGAATGGGGTGGCCGTGCAGCAGCTCACTGCCACTCAGACCGCGTTGGCTTGCCCGGCTACATCTGAGGTGGGGCCTACCAGCGCACCTACCGGGGGTGCATCATGAATTTTGACCTTCAAGGTGCCATCAACGCCGACACCGTTGGCCGAGTTACCATCCCCGGCAACGCTGACCTCCAGGACATCGGGGCCGTGACCATTCCCAAGCCCATGATCGTTGAGGGCAATGGCCCCTGGACCACGAAGCTCCGGGGCACGATCACTGCGCCGGATGGCACGGGCGTCATTCTCCAGAACTTCCGCCTGGAGTCTTCCGTGGCCGGTGAGACTGGCATCACCATGGGCACCGAAGCGGTGTCCGTGAAGCCCAAGCTCTCGAACTTGGTGCTGGCCAACTTCGACACCCCCTTGGATATCCAGGGTGCGTGCGCCGCGCAGATCGAGAATGTCTATTTCGTGGACTACACGCTGAAAGGCATGAAGCTCGCCAACAAGTTCAATGGGGACCAGGGCGACAACAAGGTCGTGGACTGCGAGTTCTCCACCAGTATCCCCACAGCCGAAGCCGGCATCTTTCAGACTTCGAGCGGGGGCCTGACCATCTCGGGAAACAAGTTCCTGGGTGGCCAGCGCGCCTATGATGGCCAGTTCGACTGCGAGACCTCCGATCTGACCTTCACAGGAAACTCCTTTGAGAACCTGACCGAGGGCGCAGTTCGCGTGCTACCGGCCGAGGGCTGCCGCTTCGCCAACTTCACCATGTCTCCCAACCAGATGGCTGGTGCCTTCAATGGTGTTGACCTCACCAACGTGGATAACGTGGCCATGACCGCGAACATCTTCAATCTCCCTCCAGGCCACACCGCCATGAAACTCCGTGGATGCACTTGCCTCCATATCCTCAATAACCCCATCCCCAGTGGTGTAACCGCCCTGGACAACCAGTGAGGCCTTCCATGCGTAATGCCCTCAAGTCCATTCTGTTTCTCGTGTGCTTCTGGTCCCTGTTCGCCGCCCTCGGTTGTGGCGTGTCCAAGACCAACACCTCGGCCCAGAATCAGCAGGCCGTGGCCACGGACATCGCCCAGACCATGGCTGCTGCCGCTGGCGTTCTGACCGCCATTGCCAACACTCCGCTGCCCCCTGGCGTTGCTGGCACTCCGACTGCCGAGGCCATTGAAGGCTGGGCCAAGTTTGGCGCTGCACTGGCTCCTGCATTGTCGTCGGCAGCGGGTGCCACTGCAAACCCTACCTCGGCTCAGTAGCCCTCACGCTCCCGGCTAATGGGCGAATGATAATCTACGAGGGGAAACGGCTCAGCATGATGCTTACGACCTTGCCAGACAACGGGACGAGCAAGACCTTGTGGCAATACAAGCCACTCGGTCTTGCCGTCCACACCCCCTCTTTCGCCATGCTGGTCTTGGGCTGGAGCTTCTGATGCCCGAACTCATCACATACGAGGCCCTCCGGCCTACGCTCACGACAGGTGACATTGTGACCTGGCTTGGTGCGGACATGCTGTCTCGCGCCATTGAGCACTACCGGCCGGGGGGCTCACACACCAGTATGGTGGTGGTGGAGCATGGCCACGTTTTCCTGGTCGAGGCTCTGGCGCATGGCCCGAGCTTGCGTCTCGCCTCAGCCCGTTTCAGTAACTACAACGGGGACATTTTCATTCACAGGATACCCACGACCCCCTCGCAGGAAGAGTGCTTGGCCACGAATGCGCTGGTCTTTGTCGGGGAAGACCCGGGGTATGGGTTCCTGACTCTCTTCAAGCTAGCCTGGGGGAAAGTCCGCAACGTGATGACCACGCCGGTATGCTCTCAGACTGCCGCGTATTTTCTGGCCGAGCAAGGCCTGATTCCCCCGCAGTGCAATGTTGTCTCACCCGGGGAACTGGCCGCGCTACTTCCGGCGCCCGTGCGGCTCGCACCTTACACCCAAATGGCGGACTGAAAAATGAACCCTGATGACTTCAGCCCCGAAGCAAAGTCTCTTCTTGGCGCGGCCACCCTGGCGGTCCTCGGCGGAACCGTCAGGGCTCTCCGAACCCCTCAATGCACAACCCGGCAACTCGCCATCGAGTTCGTCACCAGCATGTTCGCGGGCGTCATTGCTTGGCTGATTATGCGTGGCTGGGGGATGTCTGACTACTCGCTTGTCGCCCTGGTGGGCGCCTCCGGGTATGTCGCGCCCCGCGTCCTGGACATCATCAGCAAGAAAGCCTGCAACCTGCTCTAGGAAGGAGACGCGCAATGAGCCCTATCTCCTGGATCATGTCACTCCCGTTGTTCCTACTCTGCACGGTAGTTGGCATTTGCGCGCTCCGCGCGCACCGGGCCGCCCAAGACATCATGGTAGGACACCCAAAGTCCGCTGGTCGTCTTGGCAACTTTTCCCAGCTCTCATTCATGCTGTCCATGGGTGGCATCCTGGCCCAGGCGTTGTGGGCTCTCTCGCAGGACTCCAACTACCAGCCCAACCTGGCGGATGTTGTTTCAGTCCTGTGGGGTATCCTGGTTTTCATCTGCCTACTGGTCTGGAACATAACCGTTTTTGAGACGGCCAAAGACAAACTTGTACCAACGAGGCCTTGCCGACCGTGCCCCTGGCGCGGGGAAGGCGAGGCCCACCTCCTTCCGGCTGGCTGCTGTAACAAGTCTGGAAAATAGAATGCCTCCTCGCGCCCTCCGACCCTGCAAAGGCCCCGGCTGCCGGACCACCACACGAGACAGTTCCGGGTACTGCGACGTGTGCCGCCCGGCGGCCGAGGCCAAGCAGGCGGCTGTCGAGGCTAGCCTCGAGCAGCGCAGAGGGAGTTCCTCCAAGCGGGGCTACGGGTACGCTTGGCGTGACATCCGGGAACGGGTGCTGCGGCAGCACGGAGGCCTCTGCCTCGATTGCAAAAAAGAGAAAATGTTCATTCTCGCGGTTGAGGTCCATCACATAGATGGGGACTCAGCCAATAATGATTTTTTAAACCTCGCTCCCCTGTGCCGGGCACATCATGATCTTCGTCACGGTGTCCTCAAGGGCCGCAGGAAAGCGATCAGGAGTTGACCATGGCTGGCCGTAAAACACTTCCCACTGAGCTCAAGTTGGCCAAGGGCACCTTGCGCAAAGGCCGGACAAACCCGGCCGAGCCGAAGGCTATCTCTGAGGAACTGCTTCTCACTTGGCAGGCCGATCCGGACGTGCAGGAATGGTTCGAGCGGTTCAAGAATTATCTGCGGGGGGAAGGGCGGTTGTCCAAATCCCACGAGGTCGTGATCTGGCAGGCCGCCCGGCGCGCCGCGGAGATCAGAGCACTCGACGCGGATATCCTGGCGAACGGCCGCACTTACTGGACCGGCGAGCAGGTAAAGCCCGACCAGGCCGAGGCCAAAAAGCCCGACTCCCTGCTGCGGGGCCTGCTCAAGGCCAACCCCGCCGTGGCCCAGAAGAACGAGGCCGAGCGGCATCTCCATGGATTGCTTTCTGAGCTGGGGCTGACCCCGGCCAGCAAGAGCAAGGTGGCCTCGGCCATATCCGGGAAGGTTCCCGAAGCCTGGGCTGGGTTCGAGTCGGTGGGGGTTTAGCCAATGGCGGTTCTGCATATACGCTGTGGGTTCTCCTGGTGGGTGCCAGTGTATTTGAACACCATAGTATTTTTCTCCTGGCTCACGGGAATGCAACCCAACATGGACAAGGTGGCTTCCTGGGTACTCAAGGGCCTCCGGCTCAGAGTCATAGGGGGAGGGGGTTCTAAATGAGCCAAGGAGCGGTCTACAGCCCCATGCGCGGTGCGGCCCGATGCCCCGAATGCAAGAAATGGGCGAAGCGATTCCGCACAATGCCCTGGGACACCGAGAAGGGAACATGCCTTCGACACCATAAGTGCCCAGGGTGTGGACACACATTTAAGACCATCCAGGAAGACGCTACTTTCTCCTCAGAGAACCAACCGACTGTCTAGTGTCTGGTTAAACCAGTATTTATCCAGCAATCATGACCACGGCCGCCAAGACACCTCGGGCGAAGAAAGCTCCTTCCACCCCTCCGGTGTCTTCGGCCACGTCCACCAAACTTGCCGAAGTTCCCGTCACCTTCTCCGCTACACTCGCTGCCTACGTTGCCGCCGTCACCTCCGGCCAGATAGCCGCTTGCAAGTGGGTTCGCCTCGCTTGCAAGCGGCATCTGCGCGACCTGGAGCGCGCCAAGACAGATTCGTTCCCCTACAGGTTTGAGCCATCATTGGTAGAGCGGGTGTGCAAGTTCGCCACGAACATGCGTCACACCAAAGGCAAATGGAGTGGTCAGAAGATCACCCTGGAGCCTTGGCAGGTTTTTATCCTTGGCTGCATCTTCGGTTGGGTGAAGAAGAAAGATGGGATGCGCCGGTTCCGCGAAGTGCTGGCGGTGATTCCGCGGAAGAACGGCAAGTCTCTGCTCGCGGCCATCATCGGGCATTATATGCTGAATGCGGATGGGGAAATGGGGGCCGAGGTTTACTCCGGCGCCACTTCCCTTGACCAGGCGATGGAGGTTTTCCGGCCCGCCTGGCTCATGGTGGACAACGACCCGGCCTTCAAAAGACATTTTGGTCTGGACCTCGGCGGCACGAGTAAGAACCCCGGCCCAATCTACCGGCTCTCGGATGGCAGCCGCTTCGCCCCGGTGATTGGAAAGCCGGGCGACGGCGCGAGTCCTTCCTGCGGCATCGTTGACGAATACCACGAACATAAATCCCCCGACCTCCGCGACACGCTTGTGACAGGTATGGGCGCTCGGGCCCAGCCGTTGCTCCTGACGGTGACCACTGCCGGCGTTGATATTTCCGTTCCTTGCTATGCCGACCAGAAAGACCTGGAGAAGGTGCTTGAAGGCACCCTGGAGAAGGAAACTCTCTTCGGAATAATTTTCTCAAGTGACGAGGAGGACGATTGGACGGATTTTAACTGCTGGGTCAAGGCAAATCCAAATTTTGGTATCTCTATATTTGAAGACTTCCTGCGTGACCGCCACCAGGAGGCCATGACCACCCCGGCCCGCAAGAACGTCTTGCTCACCAAGCACCTTAACCAGTGGCAGAATGCCGGCTGTGCTTGGATGGACATGATTAAGTGGGCCGGATGTGAGGACAAGTCCCTCGATATCTCCCAGTTCGCCGGCCAGGACTGCTGGCTCGGGATGGACCTGGCCAACCGCATCGACATTGCCGCCCTGCGCATCATTTTCAGACACAAAGAAGGCTTCGCTGGTTTTGGCTTCTATTATCTCCCCGAAGACACCATCCAGCGCAAAGAGAACAGTCATTACCAGGGCTGGCTCGCGCAAGACTGGATCACGCAGACTGACGGGGCTGTGACTGACTTCGGCCGAATCAAGCAGGACATCAAAACCCTCTGCGAGAAGTTCAATGTCCGCGAACTCGCTTATGACCCCAAGGAAGCCAACTACTTCGTGCTCGACCTCCAGGGTGAACCTTGGGCCATGTTTGATTGCGTGGAGATGAACCAGGGGCCAGCACTCATGAGTGAGCCGATGAAGGCCTACGAGGGCCATGTATACGCCAAAACGTACACCCACAATGGCGACCCGGTTCAAACCTGGATGATGTCCAACGTGGTCAAGAAGCAGGGCCGCGGCGGGGGCCCGATCAAGACCTACTACCCCACCAAGGAACGCAATGAAGCCAAGATCGACGGCCCCGTGGCCGAGATCATGGCCTTGAGTCGCGCCATCGTGGCCCAGCCCCTAGCCAACCCCGAACTTTTCCTGGACTGGTAAAATGAAACTCTGGCCCTTCAAGAGCAAAGAGACGAGCGCGCCGGTCAGTAACCAGCTCGGGGCGCTCCTCGACACCTACGAACTCCAAACAGAACTCAGTTCTGTGCGCAAGGAACTCGACCAGGCCAAGATGCAGAATCTTGGTGACAGCTTCTCCATGACCGACTCCAGCCGGTGGGCTGAAATGTTGGGAGGGGGGATGCACTCAGCAGGCCAGGTGGTCAACCACATCACGGCCCTGCGGTCCTCGGCCGTCTTCTCCTGCGTGCGGCTCATCTCATCCGCCATCTGCTGCGCCCCGGTGAAGGTCTACCAGCGCCAGGGTGATCTGCGGGTGCTCAATTCTGGCCATCCCTGCGCCGAGATGCTGCGGCTCACCCCCAACAGATTCATGTCGGCGGCCACGTTTTGGAAGATGTTCATGCACGACAAGCTGCTGATGGGTAATGCCTACGCGCATATCATCCGCAACCCCAGAACTGGGAAACCCCTGGCGCTGATGCCAGTGAAAGCCTGGATGGTGCAGGTCTACTTTGCCTGGGAACTGGGGTTTGACCGGCTGCCCGGGGTTGACAAAAACGAACTCTTCTATGGGTGCATGTTTGATGATGGGAATTACAAAATATATGGCCAGAAGGACATGATCCATGTCCCGAACCTCGGCTGGAATGGTCGCGGGGGCATCTCCACCCTTCAGGCCATGGCCCAGGCAGTTGGTGTGGCCCTGGGTGCGGATCACTCCACAGCCTCCTTCTTCGCCAATGGCCTCCAGACTGCAAACGCCATCTCATTCCCCCAGACCCTCGACAAGGATGCCTTGGACCGCCTGAAACATCACCTTGAAGAGAAGTACACCGGGGCGAAGAACCACCATAAGCCCCTCATCCTTTTTGGTGATGCCAAGATAAGTCCCATGGCCATGACGGCGGCCGACGCGCAGCTCCTTGAGTCCAGGAAGTTCAGCGTCATCGACATTTGCCGGTTCTTCGGCGTGCATCCCGTCATGGTGGGGGAAAACGAGAAGACCAGTTCTTTCGGCGGTGGTGTGGAGCAGATGGGGCGGTGGTTCAATACTCTGACCCTGAACGAGCACTTCACCTCCATCGAGCAGGAACTTGAACTCAAGCTATTCGGGTCCGATGGCAACTTTGCGGAGTTCGACGAAACGGCGATCACCCGAGGCGACCTTCAGGCCCGGGCCGACTACTACAAGGCTGCCCTTGGCTCGATTCAGCAGCCTGGCTGGATGTCCCCGAACGAGGTTCGCACGGAAGAGGGCCAGGCGCCAAAGGCCGGGGCGGGAAACGATGATCTTTTCAAGCCGGTAACCACCGCGCCAGACGCGCAGCCGGCACAGGGGGGAGAGTAATGAAAAACCGGCTGATGCGACTTTTACGCGACAATGCCAACGCGAAGGCCCGTATGCCTCTCGCTGTCATGAAGACGGAGGCCGCACCCGATGTAGCACCCGAGGCCACGCTCTACCTTTATGACGTGATCGTTGATGATCCGTTTTGGGGTGGTGTCGGAGCCGAGGACTTCGTTATGGCTTTGGCCGAGGCCTCCATATCCGCTGACACCATTCATCTGCGCATCAACTGCCCCGGTGGAGATGTGTTCGCGGCCAGGGCCATGGAAGCCGCCGTGCGCGGATGCTCGAAGAAGGTTGTGGCCCATGTTGATGGCTATGCAGCCTCGGCCGCCTCTTACTTGGCCCTGGCCTGTGATGAAGTGGAGATTGCACCCGGTGCGTTCTTCATGATCCACAAAGCCTGGACCCTGGCCATGGGCAACTGTGATGACTTGGCCGCTACCTCGGCCCTCCTGGCCAAGATCGACACTACCTTGGTGAAGTCCTACGTCGCGGAGACCGGCCAGACCCCGAAGGCCATCAAAGACATGATGGCCGCCGAGACCTGGATGACCGCCGAAGAGGCAGTCGCCCTGGGCTTCGCCGACCGGATCATGGAAGATGCACCCAAGGATAAGGCCAGCGCGAAGGCCACTTGGAACCTGGCTGCCTACCAGAACGCCCCGGTCACGACTCCTAGTCCTGAAGAAGAGGACGAACCGGAAGACCCGGCTGAGACTCCACTCATCGACCCCGAAGAGGTTCCCGCGCCTGACCCGGATGACCCGGCCAACTGCGGTGGCGACCCCGAAGACTGCGGTGATCCCAAGGATGGCAAGAAACCAAAAGACGTTCTCCATGGAGAACCAGACCCCTGTACTTCCGATGCCAATGTCGGGTTAAACCCAACACAGGAATACGGCGACGAGTATTTTCAAAACCTTAACCGCCAACTCCGCATGAGGGGCGTATCCGGCGATAAGCGGAAGTCCGCACGCCAGTAGGAGAAGGAACTATGCTTGATATTCAGGCCATGAGGGAAAAACGCGCCGCCGTTTCCCGTGAGTGCAAGGCGCTCCTCGACGACAACCAGGGGGACAAGTGGACCCCGGCGCTCGGCGAAAAATTTGATGCCCTGGTGAACGAGATCGACGATCTGGATGCGAGCATTGGCCGCTACCAGAAGATGCTCGATGTCACCGCCGAGGACATCCAGAACGCCATGGTTGGCGACGCGGCTGACCGCGCGGCCCACAAAAACCCCGAGTCCAAGAATGCTCAGGAGATGTTCCTGACCTGGATGCGCGGGGGCGTGCGTGCCCTGGACGCCGCTGTGTCCAAGCTGTCCCCCGGCATCCGCAACACCATGGACACCACCGTTGGCGCTGATGGCCAGTACACTGTGCAGTCCGTGGTTGTGGCTTCCGTCCTCGAAGCCTTGAAGCAGTACGGCGGGATGCGCTCCGTAGCCAACATCATCGCCACTGAGCAGGGCAACCCGATGAACTGGCCCACCAGCAACGGCACCGCCGAGCTGGGCGAAATCATGGACCAGAACACTGCGGCCACCGCCCTGGACCCCTCGTTCGGTACGTTGCCCCTGAACGTCTACAAGTACAGTTCCAAGATCGTCACGGTGCCCATCGAGCTGCTCCAGGATTCCTCGGTGGACATCGAGAGTTTCGTCCGCGCTCGCCTGGTCATGCGCCTCGGCCGCATCATGAACCAGCACTTCACCGTTGGCCTGGGTTCCGGTTCCGACCAGCCCATGGGGCTCATCACCGCTTCCGCCGCTGCCGGCGTTGGCAAGGTTGGCATCACTGGCGAGACCACAACCCTGATCTACGATGACCTGATCGACCTGATCCATTCGGTTGACCCGGCCTATCGTGACCTCGGCAACTGCCGCTTCATGCTGAATGACCTCGTTCTTCGCTCCCTGCGCAAGATCAAGGACTCCACCGGTCGCCCCCTGTGGGCCCCCTTCGAGGGTCCTCTGGCTGCGGGTATCTCCGGCACCCTGTGTGGCTACCCCTACACCACCAACCAGCAGATGGCCGTCATGGCTGCCAACGCCTACTCCGTGGCCTTCGGCGACATGAGCTTCTACACCATCCGCGATGTCATGCAGATGACCTTCTACCGCTTCGACGACTCCGTGTATGCCTCCAAGGGTCAGGTGGGCTTCCTCGCCATCCTGCGCTCCGGCGGCAACTTCATGGACGTGGGTGGCTCGGTCAAGGTGTTCCAGAACTCCGCGACCTAATCAAAAGGTCTTGTTTAACACAACAAAATATGGGGCCGGGTTTATCCCGGCCTCGTTTTAAGGAGCCGGGAAAATGAAAGCACGCGCGCTTTTGGACATTCCACACCATGGCATAAAAGCGGGGCAGTTCTTCGAGGCCGATGAGGCCCTGGTCAAGAACTTTGTGAACAGTGGTGATGCGGATGACCAGGCCCAGGAGGCCGAGGTTTATGGGGCGAACATCCCCAAAGCCAAGATCATCGCCGCGGCGTTCCCCGAAGTGGATACCACCAACGAGCCCCCGACCGACGAGAAGCCCAAAGGCAAGAAGTAAGACATGGCCCTCCGAGTCATCACTCCCCCCTCAGTCGAGCCAATAGCCCTTGCTGACGCGAAGCTGCACGCGCGTGTGGACGATGACACCTCAGACTCATTGTTCAACATCCTCATTTCGTCCGCGCGCATCCACGGCGAGCGCCTGACGAGGAGGGCCTTTGTCACCCAGACCCTCCAGCTCACCCTGGATCGTTTTCCCACCGGCTACGCTCCCGGCAGCATAGTCGGCAACTTTCCGGGGTTCCCGAGAATATACCCCAACACCTTGCGGCGCTTGTACTCCAGGCAGCTCATAGAACTGCCGAATCCGCCGCTTCAGTCCATTACCTCCGTGCAGTATGTGGACACGACTGGCGCAACCCAGACATTGGCCCCCACTGCATATCTCTTGGTGAATGACTCCGATACCACCCCGCCTTTCATCGTCCCGGCCTACGGCACCTCCTGGCCAGATACCCAGGACATCCCGAACTGCGTGGTCATCACCTACGTTGTTGGCTGGCCGCTTGATAATATGGGGGCTCCCACCACACCGCAGGCCATCCAGGCCTGGATGCTCGTCAGGGTGACGGGTCTGTATGGTCAGCGCGAGAACTTTGTCATCGGAACGATCCGTAAAGGGCTTCTCCAGATGGATCGCAGCTTCGTGGATTGTCTGCTCGATCCCTACGCCATTGTGGAGGTCATCTGATGGCCTCGGCAAGTGAGCTGAACGAGCGACTCCAGATTCAGGTGTTGACCAAGACGCCAACGGCTACCGGCGGCGCTGAAGAGTCATGGGACACCGTGGCCACCGTCTGGACGCGCACCTGGGGTGCGACGGGTTCGGAGCGCCAGGTGGCCACCATGCAGCAAGACAAGCTGCGCCGGCATTTCATAATCCGGTACTACCCAACTCTTTCGGCCATGAACCGCATCGTCTACCGAGGTGTGACCTTCAATGTGACTTGGGTGGACAACCGCTTCCCAGAAAATGAAACGTGGTTCGACGCTTACGCTCTGGATAACCAGCAGGCGCAATAATGGCCAACAAGAGTCAAGTCACTGTCAATTTCCCGACCGATTTCCGGGACCTCTTGGGCAAGATCAACGCCGCGATTCAGGATTCCGCTTTAGAGATCGCGGGACTCATCGCCGAGGATGCCCAAGCCACCTCTGCATTCAGGGATTACACCGGCACTCCCCGGGAGTCGGAGTGGCATAAGGCCCATTTCCCGAACGCACGGACGCTACGCATCAATATCAAGGCCAAGCTCTCCAAGTACCTCGATGGGGGGGCCATTGTCGTGGCCTCCGCGCCACACGCGCATCTGGTCGAGTATGGGCATGTCTTTGTCGCTCACGGGAAGGTATGTGGTTCGGTTCCACCACACCCGTACTTGCGGCCCGCGTGTGAAGCCAGAATGGAGGAGGCCGTCATGAAGTTCGCCAATGCTATTCAAGAGACTCTGGGGTCATGAGTTCACTCTTTGCAGCCATCTATGCCATGTTCGTGGCCGCTCCAGGTGGGGTTCATAACGCGCTGTACCTGGCGCTGAATGGCAACCTGTTCAACACTGGTGCCCCACTCAATACCGCGCTGCCCCTGGCCACGATGTCCCTGGTGAACAACCAGACGGACCTATTCATGGAAAAGATACTGATGCAGTTTTCCATCTTCTCCAACACGCCAGGGGACACGGAAATCTTGAACGCCTATGCAGCACTGATCGCGCTCTATGACAACTGTTCCCTGGCCAATGTGGGCAACCCGAGCAACTTGGGCATGGAACGCAGGCACTCGCTTCTCATGAAAGAGGATACAGTTTGGCACTACGTTGTAGAGTACGAAATTTGGGTCGAGCGTATGTAGGAGTTCTCTCAGGAGAACTGGGTTGCAAGGAATTTTGGTGTCTCAAGTGTATGCGTACCACATCAAGGGCGCATTATGCCCCAGTATGTCTGGTTTAACCGAACAAAACGTCTAAGGAGGCTCCTGTGGCCGCACCCTCGAACATTATTGGCATCGCCCGCCAGCAGACCGTCTTCGCGGTTCTGGAAACCACGCCTGGGGTGTTGGCCTTCCCGACCGCCTCCACTCCCCAGATCATCGCAGCGGGTTTCCCGGACATGGACCAAACCCCAACTTTCACCGACTCCGAGGAAATCAAGTACACCCGGGACCTGCTCCAGCAGTTTCAGGATATGTGCCCCGCTGGCACGTTCTCGATCCCGCTGTATGCCCGGCCTTCCGGCGCACTCGGCACACCGCCCTGTGGTGACGTGATCTTCCAGTCGTTGCTCGGCGTGAAAACCGTCAACGCCGGCACCAGCGTCGTCTACACTCCGGGCATCACCAAGCCCAGCTTCTCGATGTGGTTCCTGCGGGGCAACACCCTGTTCTTCGCTTCCGGCTGCGTGGCTGAGACCATGAAGATCACGGCCACCAACAAGGGTGGCGTGAAATTCAACATCACGGGTTCCTTCCTCCAGATGGGCTGGTCGGGCCGTGACGGTGTGGCCACCGCTGCTTCCATCGGCGCCAGCACCGTGACCGTCTACGATGCCTCCAAGTACACCGTTGGCGCGGTCATCCAGGACATCACCGCCGCTGACTCCAGCACCAACGGCTACACCGTGACCGCTGTGAACACGACCACCAACGTGCTGACCGTCAGCCCCGTTCTGGTCAAGGCCTGGTCCATCAGTGACGTGATCCAGCCCTTCTTGCCAGTTGGAACCACCGTGGGCGCGCCTCTGGAATCCCGCAAGACTTCGATCACTCTGAACGCCGTCTCCAAGGTGCTCGTCTCCCTGGACCTCGACTACGAGGACAAGGTGAAGATGCTGGACGACGAAATCACTACCAGTGGCTACCCCACCGGCTGGGTGGAAAACCTGCGCAAGACCTCCGGCACCGCGAAGTCGCACTTCCGCCAGAACGACATGGTGCAGTTCATGAACGGGTTCGCGGGTTCCAACCAGCCCGTGGTCTGCACCTTCGGCACCGTGGCGGGGTCCATCCTGACCATATCCATGACCAACTGCAAAATGCACGTCCCCAACGTGACTGCCAACGCCCCGGTTATTGATCTGGCTGTCCAGTTCGCCGCCCTGGGCACCAACGGGGAAGACAGCATCAGCCTTACCTGGACTTAGGCCCTTCTTTGGTGCGGCTACCGTTCATGGCGGGAAAAGGAGAACCCGGCTCCCTGCCGCACCAATTAACCGGAAAAACATCCTTCGGGAGGACATCAGTCATGCGTATCGGTAAAAAGATCACTCGCGTTTTCCCCATTCCCAACGACCCGGACAAGGGCGAAGTCACCATCGTCCATCTGCTTCCCGGCGAGGTCGAAGACCTCCAGGAGAAGATGAAGGCCTTCGAGACAGTCATGCGCCGCAATGACAAGGGTGACCTCGAACCCGAGATGCGCCAGAACTCCGATCTGGGCAACACCCGCTATCTGTTTGTCCAGGCGGCCGTCACCGACTGGAAGAACTTCAAGTTCGAGAAGGGTGAAATGATGCCCTGCAACGAGGACACCAAGCTCCGTGTGTCCCGCGAAGTCGAGATTGAGGTCACCCGTAAGGATGGCAAGACGGAAATTCTCGGCTTCCCCGCCTGGGTCAATGAGTGCCGCATAGAACTGGGCAAGATTGTCCGGGGGAACAAAGAGGCTGCCGAAAAAAACTAATAGCGTGGGGCGAATGGGCCGTGGGTGACGCGGCCAGTTGTGAAGACTGTCGCGCCACCTGTGAACTCGATGGAGACGACCCGCCATGCGGAACATGCCCCCGCCCTACGCATCTGCTACCGGAGAATGAAAACGCATGGCACTTGTGGCAGCTCCTCGCAGGATTCAACAGACCGATAATTTCCAATCCGGCCGGTGGGGCACAACGCCTCATTCTTCAGGCTACAGATGTGGTTCGGGTATGCGAGGCCCAAGGCCAGGCGACATGGGAGGACGTGGAAATGATCCTCATGCTGGACTCCGCGTTGTTCCCGATCCTTCAAGTGAAATGGGAGTCCGCGGCCCCGCCGAAGGAGCCCGTGGTAATGGAGTAGGGGGACCCGGGTCCCCCGTCCGTTCAGTAGCCCTTCGCATGGAGGCATTGACTCAGGAAGTACACCTGGGAGAATTGGTTTCCCTTCGGTCCACCAACCTGCTGCGTGGCCAGGGCGTTACACTCCACATAGGCCAAGTCATAGTTGTTGCCCCCCGCAGCGCGCTGGGCGGCCATTTCCTGTGGGCTGGTAGCAGGCGCGCAGCCAGCCAGAAAACCCCCGAGCAGACACAGAGCAAGTGTGTACCGCATTTCAGTATCCCCGCTTTGGTTAAGTGTATCAGCTATCCTGCTGATACCACCCATGTAGCCGATAAGGCAATGGTGTAGTCGTGGGTCAAGTCGTGGGTCAAGTCGGAAGCATCTATGTTGAGGTTCGCGGCGACATAAGCCAGCTTGACACAGACCTTCGCGCCGCCCGGGGCATGGTCCGTGAAGCGGCCAATGATATCTCAGATTCGATGGCCAACGCCCTGAAGCCCAACCAGATCACCAGCGGCATCAGCTCGATGGTGGGTCGTTTCAGCGAGCTCTCCAACTACGCCAAGACTGCGGGCAAGTCCTTTGATGGCCTGGGGGTAAACCTCGGGGAACTCCAAAAGCTCACTGGCATGGCCTCGGATCAGTTTGGTAAGCTCCAGGCCCGGTTCCTCGAAGTGCAGGCAGTAAAGACCGCCGAGAATGCGCTCAAAGACATGGGCAACCGTCTTCAACTGACCTCCAGCGAAGTCCAGAAGATGGGAGAGCAGTTCAATCTGTCCAGCAACTCCATTAAGAAGGTGCAGGACGCCCTTACCGGGGCCACCAATGCTGGCAAGGGCTTTGGCAGCATCATTGAGAACACCTTTCTCTACGGCTCTGCCTATCGGCTGCTCGGTGCGATCCAGGAACTCCCGGGCGCGATCCTGGAAGCCTCGGCCAAGATGGAAGCCCTGCGCCGGTCCTTCGATGGCATTTTCGGCAATGAGGAAGGGCCCAAGCAGTTCGCCTACGCTGGCGAGATGGCCCGAAAGTATGGCAAGGACATTGAGGGCCTGGCAGAGGGCTACAGAAAATTTTCGGCTGCGGCCGAGTTCATGGGTGTCTCGGTAGACACCACCAAGCGGGTCTTCGAGGCTGTTACCGAGGCCATCACCAAAACGGGTGGCACGTCCGAGGATGTGTCCACCTCCCTGGGTGCGCTTGAGCACATGATGTCCAAGGGCACCGTAACCGCCGAGGTTTTCCGCCGCCAATTCGCTTCTCACATTCCGGGAGCTATGAAGATCGGCGCAGAGGCCATGGGTGTCACCACCGCCGAGTTCAACCGGATGATGAAAGCGGGTGAGATCGCGTCCATGGACCTCATCCCCAAGCTCGTCGCCCCCCTGGAAAGGATGGCTGAGGGCTGGGAGAAATCCGCGGACACGGTGCTGGCCAACACCAACCGCCTGAAGAACGACATGAAGTCCTTGGCGGACAGCGATGCCATACAGACCTGGGCCAACACCACCGTGAAGTTCATGGATAAGGTAATTAAAAAAGCGCAGGAAGTGGCTGATAGTCTAGAAAAGAACAGGAAGTTCGCCAGTCGGGATAGCTGGGGTGTGATGCCGGAGGGGGGCACAGACGACGAGAAACTTGCGGCCCTCAAGACCGTGGCGAACATGCCCGACCTTGATAAGATGAAGTTCTATAACTCCCAGCTTGAGGACTTAGGAAAAAAGCGGGAAGCCATAATTAGTGCCTACTACGCGCAAGGAGGAGGCTTAAACTCCTCTATTGGCGCCGCAATGCCCATAGACTCCCAGATGAATAACCTGGAGAGAATGAAGAAAGAACTTACCTGGGTAATGCAGTTGAAGGAGGCACTTGCTGACACAGAGAATCTTGCTAGCAAAGGCATAGAGGTAAAGACAAACACTGAGAAAGCTGAATGGCTCGCAAAGATGCTCAGTGACCTTACTGGCACTCTTTACACCGTTCATATCAGCACAGAGGTTAATACAGACCCCCTTATCAAAGCCATAAATCTAATCGACCGCCTCTACGCCAAGTCTGCGGAAAGCAAACTCGGGATGGCCACGGCGAGCATGGGTGTGCTCACACCAGAAACTCGTCAGGAACTCCAGGGGCGGATTGACGCTTCTCAGAGAGAACTCCGGGGGGCCACGGGGGATAGGGCGGTAGACCTTGCATCAGGAAGGTTGGACTCCGCGAAAGCTGCGCTGGACCACTTCGACATTTCTCTCGGGGAGGCAAAGAAGGAAGCGGCCGATGCGCAGAAAGCGGTATCAGCGCAAACGCAGTCCCGCGTTGACCCCTACTATGGAACGAGCCCCGGAGAGTTCCTGGGCTTGGGGGATAAGGCCAACGCCCGGACCTCAAAGTATTGGTCGGATTTCAACAAGAGTGGCATCTCCGCTAAAATGCTCGACCCTGACCCAGGTATCGCGCAGGTAGCCCGGGCCAAATGGGCGGCCATCAGCCAGGAATTGGCTGATGGCATCCAGAAGGATAAGGATGCTGCGGCCAAGAAGGCCATGGGCGCCGCGCGCCATGACCTCCAGGTTGAGAAGCTCGGCGACACGGTTGACAACTACATCAACAAGAGTCTGAGCGGGGCAAACAGCGACCCCCTTCAAGCGAAGTTCGACGACATCCACCAGAAGGTCCAGGGCCTCTTGTCCAGGGCCAAGGAACTTTCCCTCCAGGGGGGCGTTTCGGTCCAGGAGTTCACGGACAAGCTGAAGCCAGCGGAAGAAGCTGCAAGGCAACTGGCCGCCCAGAACCAGATCGAGACTCTCTTTCCCTACCTGAAGAAGGACGCCGCACTCCAGGGCTTCTGGAATGACATCTATTTCCACTACGACTACATGGACGCCGCAGCCAAGAAGCTGGGCACCACCGTCAAGGAAATGTGGGATAAGATGAGTGGGGTGGGGGTCTACAAGGTGGACCTGAGCAACCTCAAGAGCGCCATGGCCTACGCCGGCAACTTCGGGGATTATTCCAAAGCTTACAAAGCGGTGAGTGCCAAAGAGTATCAGGACAATGGAGAGCAGGAACAAAAAGTATGGTTAGACCTCGCAAATACTTATGACACCTTGTCTTCCAAGATGCTCGAAACCCGCTCGGCCATGTACGACCGCGTGGTGGCCAAGGCCAAAGCTGCTGGCTATGATGAAGCCACAGCCACCAAGTACGCGCAGCTCGCACAGGAAAAGGATGCCCAGGCCAATCTCGCCAAGAGCCTGAACTACGCAGGCAGCTTTGGGGAGTACGCCGGAGGCCGGGCGCTCCAGGATACTGGGGTAGGGACCAAGCTGAGCAAGAGCCTGGACGATTGGGAGAAATACTACAAAGACCTCAAGTCCATGGCTGAAACCTGGGAGAATGACGCCAGGAGTAGTGTTGCTGGTTTTCTGGACGCTGCAATCAGCGGGAATACCAAGAAGGCCGAAGAGTCCTGGAAGGACATGCTGGCCAAGATGCGCAAGGACTTGTTGGACGCCCTCGTCACGATGACGATGGACGTGGCCAAGCACAACATCTTCCAGCCTCTAGCGGCAGGGGTGCTGGGCGCAGCGGTTCCCGGTGCCAGCGATAAAGCGAGTGCAGCCAATGGCCTAGCAGGCACCCAGTCAACTCTTTCCGCCATGCTCCCCGCTACCAGGCAGTATGGTTTAACAGGACTTATCGGGGGAACTGCCGGGGCGCCTTCCCTCATCAGCGCCCTGACCTCCAACTCCGGGAGTTCCGGCAGTTCCAATGCTTCCTCCTCGTTCTTGACTGGCGGTGGAGGGGGATCGGACGCGAGTTCCTACTCCAGTGGCTTGTCCATGGTGGTGAGCGCGGGGGGAATGACCTCGGACCAGCAGGCCCAGGCCGCTACCCTCGTTTCGCAGTATGGCATCTCGCCGGATGTGGCCACCCAGATTGCCATGTCCAGCGGCTCACCTTTTGGGGCGAGCACGGGTGCGGATAAGTCAACCTCGTCTTCTTCCTCTGGTTCTGATCTTCTTTCTGACCTTGGCTACGCCAAGAGCTTATACAGCCTCGCCACCAGCGGGTCTTCCGCTGCCACATCTTTGGGCTCTTGGACCCCCGCTGCGGGTGCCGACTATTCCACTTGGACCGCCGGTTCTGGTGGGGCGACGGGCACTGCGACTGGCTCGACGCTCATGGGTGTGGCCGGTTCTGCTCTCGCAGCTGGTGGAATTGGGTACCTGGCCGGCGGCTACATGGAGCCCCAGGGTTCCGGAGCCAGTATCGCGGGTGGCCTAACAGGCGCAGCCGTTGGTGGGACGCTGGCACTGACAGGATTGGAGACGGGACTCGCCGCCACCGGCTACGGGGCTATTGCCGCCCTCGCGATAGCCGCCATCACGGCCTTAGCCTCTCCATCCACCGAGTCAACCAATCCCAACGGAAGCAACGGGAACACCATTTCGATTCCAGCTGGGACGGCGCTCCAGGGATACTCCCCCCTGTGGGGCTATGAGGGCTTCACACAGACGACGACCGGATCATTTGGTTCTGGCGGCACGAAGCATTTCACGGAGCCGACCACCGCTGACCCTGCGCTGACCAAGCAATGGAACCAGGCCATGAACACCCAAACCGCCGGCCTCACTGGCGGCCTGAATGCCCTTGGTGTGGGAACTTCCGCGCTCGATAACTACAGCTTCCCCGTAGACTTCGACATCAACTCGTCGAATCTCCAGCAGGCGGCCGTCAATATAAGCACGGACATGGCCAAGACGGCGATCCAGGCGAGTGCGCTCTCTCAGTCCTTCCAAAATGCACTTGAGCCCGGCGAAGACTACATCGACGAAATCACCCGCATATCCGCAGCTTATGCGACCACCAATGTCGCCGCACAGCAAGCCGGAACAAGTCTGGCGGCCCTGTCCGGTAGCAGCGACTCAGTTGGGCAAGGTGACTGGGCCAGTCAGGTCGGGGCACTCATGGGTGGGAACTCGAATGTCTCAACAGCATTCCAGAATATCGCCAATGCGCAGTCCAAGCCCGCGTTGGCCGCCTCCAACCTGAGTGCCTATGGCTCCCAGGCTGACACCGCCATCAGCCTGATTGGAAACCCGGACCTGAACAAGTCCAACTTCTGGGGCAGCTACGGCCAGGCCATGCAAAGCCCCATGGACCCGGCCACCTTCCAAGCCTGGGCCAACGCCGCCGCGTGGATGGGTCAGTTTAACGCCGCCGAGCAGCAGGCTGGCGCGACGATCCAGCAGGTCAACAACCTCCAGATTCAGGGACTTCAGGCCCAGCTCCAGGCCGTGCAGAGCGTCAAGGTCATGGTTGATGGCCTCGATCAGAGTGTCCAGAGTGCCTATTCCTCAGTCAACGCTCTGAGCAACACACTGACCTCGACTCTCCAAGGGCTCCAGTGGAGTTCCTCCCTGAGCCCCAACACGCCCATGCAGACCTACAGTCAGCAGAGCGCGTATTACCAGCAGCTCAAGGGGAACGTGGCTGGGGAAGACCCGAGCAGCATCACCTACAGCCAGGACATCCAGAAGCTCACTTCATTTGCTCAGACCTTCCTGACCACGAGCAAGTCGGTCAATGGCATGAGCCAGGCGTATTACAATGACTACAACGATGTTACTCAGACGCTCCAGAACTTACAAACGCCCATTGACGCTCAGCTCGCGGCCCTCAAAAGCCAACTCCAGGACCAGGATGCCCTGGTCAACTCGGCCAATGAGCAGATCACCCAGCTCCAGCTCGCCAACACGAGCATCTCCCTGACCAATACTGCGATCACGGTGCTCGGCCAGGACACCGTGACGGGCTTCAATAACCTGTCCAGCGCCATGGCCCAGATCGCGGGTGTCGTGACAACCCTCCAGGCTCAGTACAGCTTAACAACCATCCTCGGTCAGACCCTTGGTCTTCCCGGCTTCGCAGCTGGTGGTTACCATACCGGAGGCTGGCGCATCGTTGGTGAGAATGGCCCCGAACTGGAAGCCACTGGCGCCGCGACGATATTCAACGCGCAAACGACGAAGGCCATTTTCAGCGGCGGCCAGCCTGCGGCGTCCAAGAGCTCATCGGGTCCCGATCTTTCCCACGCTGCACTCATCCAGAGCAACAAGATTGCGGCCCAGGGCCACAAGGCCGTGGCCGGCGGCATCGCGGAGTCCAACCGGCATCTCGCCGGGCTCCACAACCACGCGAAGCTCGCCGCTGCGCGGCCCGCGAGGGCCAGATAGCCATGCTCATCTACCTCATGGAGATGACCTACTACGACGCCACGAGCCTGGTGCCCGTAACGCTTTACTACTCCTCCGGCCAGCAGGGCTACACCACGTTGCCCACCGACGCACCAGCCAACCAGTTCTATGAGCCGAGGCTCAAGGTGCCGCTGAACTACCAGTGTTCCACCTTCAAGGATGGCCTCAAAGGAGGCTCGGCCGATGGCGGGTATGGTGTGGCCGAACTCCTGAACCTCGATGGCTTCTTTGACCAGTTCTTGACTCAGAACTGGGATGGTCACCCGGTTCGCTTGCTCTACGGTGACGACGCGGGGCCCTACGCGAATTTCAATGTCCTACTCACAGGGGTGATGTGCCAACCCGAGTTCACCTGGCGCATGATGAACTTGAAGGTGCGGGATTACACCGAATTTTTCGACAAGCCCATCTCGCAGTTCAATTACCTCGGGAATAACGTGGCCGGGGTTGGCATCGAGGGAACACCCACCGACCTTATGGGTAAGAGCAAGCCTATGGCTTTCGGCGCGTGTCCCAACGTCACGCCCTCCTGGGTGTCGCAGAGTGGCCTGATCTACCAAGTCCACAATGGGCCAATCAAGGCTGTGGATGCCGTCTACAGCAATGGTATTTCTCTCCCGCTGGACACGAGCATAGGGACTGGCGGGGATTGCGCCAATCTGGCTGCCTTGCAGGCAGCGACCCCTGGAGCCGGGAAGTACATAACCTGTCTGGCCATCGGCTGCTTCGCCACCTCGGGCGGTGCGGCGTCCACAGCAATCACCGCAGACATCCGTGGCGACAATACAGGGGGTGTCTACGTCAGCACCGTGGCGGATATTTGCCAGCGGATAGTCACCACCTACACGCAGCGCCCGCGGAAGAACTACCTCCCTTGGTCCGAGGCCTTTGGCTCCGGGGCTTGGACAAGCAGCGGCTTTTCTGTCGTGTTAAACCCGGCAGTCACTCCGCCTATCGCCGGAATGGGCCTGGCCCAGCTCACCGGGGCCGCCAACAGCAGCTTCTCCTATACGCTGGCCTTGGGCACCGGGATGTTCTGTTTTTCGCCACACCTTCAGGGTGCGGGTTCAGTAAGGCTCATGATTTCAGACCCCGCGAACGAAGCCAACAACGTCTCGGCGGATTTCAACCTGGCCACGGGTATCTGGTCCAATGTGCTGGCTAATGGCCTGGCTGTGGGCCCGCAGTACACCGCAACAGGGTTCATAACTGCGGCCGGCGTAATCCAGACCCCCAACGGCTTCTGGCGCTGCTGGGTCGCGGGGCAACCGAACTCTTCCTTCACCAATCTGAAGGTCAAGGTCATCACCCTGGATGGCTCCCCCATCGTCATCGGTGGCAGCCAGGTTGAGGCCTATTCCAGCCCGGCGCTCTACACCGGGCCAACAACCGGCACTGCGGCCGGGTCGGATAGCACGGGTTCGTACTACGCGATTGGGTATGATCCAATTCAAGGACCGGGCATCAACGCCGCGAGTTTCGCCGCGTTCAAGACCGTAGCCCCATACGAGGTGAACTTCTACGTGGCCGCAGGGGACACCACGACCTCTGGGGATGTCATGAATGCCCTCTGTCAGAGCGTTGGTGGCTGGTGGGGATTCGACCGCAGCGGCAACATGGTGGTGGGCCAGTTCAATAAGCCTTTGGGCACGGCCACGCCGGTCCAGACCTTCACCCCCTGGTATATCCTCCAAGACACATTCGACAGGTCAGCGCCGTTTGACAGCAAAGATGGTGCCCCTGCTTTCCGGGTGGTCCTCCAGTGCGTTTGCAACTGGACCCCGCAGGCCCAGTCTACCCTGGCTTCGAGCCTGTGGCTTGGGAACCCTACGCGGGTCGCTTGGTTGGCCCAGCAGTGGCGCCAGGCCAGGTATGAAGACATCACGATCCTCTACCAGCATCCTTTAGCTTGTGAGCTGGATTTCACTACGTACCTCACTCAGCAGGCCGATGCCACGGCTGAGTGCCAACGCCTTCTGGCCATGTACTCGGGCCACATGGACAAGTTCACATTTACAACAAAGATGGATTACGCTATCGGTGTGACTGTTGGTTCGATAGTGAACATCATGATTCCGCGCTTTGGGCTTACAAACGGAAAGAACTTTCAGGTTATTAGTATGACAGAAGCGCACGAAACAGGGCACGTAACAATCGGCGTACTGGGTTAATCATGGCGAAGTGCATGTTGGCTTTCCCGAACAGGAGTGACACGGGCATCGTGACAGGTGCTCCTTTCGCTGCTGGGCTTCCGGCCGCCAACTTGCAAACTCGTTTTCTCTCTCAGTACGCGCGCACCACCTCAACTGTCTTGTTTAACCCGACTCCGGCCCTTCCTGACGGATCACAGTGTTCGATGGTCGTGAACGTGAATTTCGGACTAGCGCGGTATGTGACGGCCCTGGCCCTGGTGAAGCATAATTTCAGTCTCTCGTCCCAGGCCAGGCTCATTCTTTGGACAGATGCCACCCAGACCACCGCTCTGTATGACTCCGCTTGGCAGCCCGTCTGGCCCCGCTGGTATGATACTACCTCACTGCGTTGGAAATCGAGCAACTTCCTTTTCGGTCGGATAAGCCTCGATGATTTTGGGAATGTGCCAGCCATCTTCCTCCAGGTCATCCAGGCAAGCAGTGGCTCGGCGTCCGCCTTCTCGGCCCAGTATGCCAGCATCTACGTAAGTGACCCGACGAACACCGCCGGGTTCCTCCAGGCCGGGCGCCTTTATATGGCTGAGGATTGGACCCCGACGCACAATTTCACCTACGGCAACGCCTCCATAAGCTGGGTTGATCCCTCCGTTGTGGATACCGCGCTCGGCGGGACGGAGTATTTTGAGCCACGGAGCATGTACCGCGAGGTCACCTTCACGTTGCCATACTTGGGCCTTGTGGAAGGTGTCTCAAAGGCCTTCGGGCTGACCCGCAACCGGGGTGTAACAGGTGACTTCCTATTTATATGGGACCCGGCTGTTCCGCAGCTCATGCAACAAAGGTCCTTTGTTGGGCGCTTGGAATCCATCAATCCTCTTGATTACCCAATGTTCAATCTGACTTCCATGGCATTCAAGATCAAGGAGCTCGTATAATGGCTGTCACGCTTGCCGCAACGGCGGCTATCCGCTGCTCGCTCGGGTATAATGGCACGGGGAATGGAGTTTGCGGCTGGAATAATGAGCCTTACGACCCAAACACCAATCCAGGCGGGATGGATGGCAACGGGGTGGGAATAAACTGGGTCAACATGGCGGCTGACCTCGTGGCCTTGGGTGCCAGCTCGGCCATGGCTGCATCCATCGCGGCGAGCTATTCGGCCAACTCTACCGGCTGGACCGTGGAAACGCACACGCCGATCCAGTTCATTTCATCCACACAGTTTTCCGTAGGCGGCGGCGTTGACCTGAGCATGAGCATTTACAAGGTCAACCGGGCGCTAGCCCTCACGCAGTCGAGCAGCGGCTACTGCTACGTGAGCGGGGCCAGCTACAACTCGGGAACCGGGAAAACGACTGTCACCGTCATGGGCGGCGTCGCTGTCGACAGTGGGCTCTCGGCGCTCAGCTTCGGGCAAGACCCGGCCAACGACCCGTATACATCGGCGCTCGTCGGAGCAACGGCGACCACTTCGGGAACGAGTGGACCGGTCCCGGCCGCCCTCGCAGGCCAAGAAAACTCTCACCTCTGCGGTGACGCAACATTCCACGACGCGGCAGTCGACGCGCAAATCTGGAGTTAGACCATGGCACTCAGAGTACCCCTTTCCGCCGCTCCGACTGGCAATGTCGGCATGAGCCCGGCCTACAACACGAGCAACAACACTGCCTTCGTGCTCGGAACGAATCTTTCCGACTTCCATGTTGCGGCCGGAACCGATGAGATGAATGTCGAGGTGTGCAATATCGACACAGCCCCCCACCAGCTCGTGGGTGCTTTCCACTACGGGGCCATCGTCTCGCCGGATGACACGTTTTACCAGACCATCGCGCCACAGAGCGGATGGCAGCGCATCATTGCCGGAGAGATCATGCTCGCTGGCCTGGGCCTGGCATTCGGTACTCAGCTCTCAACGGACAACGGATTTCTCAACTTCCGAGGCTTCGCAAACCGGATCATGGGCGACGCGCGCAAACTGCCACTCAGCCAGGCCGGGGCCTACAACAAGAATATCAAGCTGGCCGCCACTGCTACGGACCTTCATTACGCCGTGACGGGTACGGCTCAGATGGATGAAATCTACGTCAACCTGACCAATACGAGCACGAACCCGGTCAAGGTCACGCTGAACGTCGGGGGAACCACCTCGGTTTGCCAGACCATCCTAACCATTCCGGGCCAGACAGGATGGAACGTGGGCCTTGTTGGGGAATCCCTCAACAATGGATTGCATGTGTCCGCCCTGGCCGCGACTGCCAATGTCATAAACGCCCGGGGCTGGGCCAACAGGATTTCCTAATGAACATGGGACGCAGAACACTTGGGCCGGTGGGCGGCAGCGGGGCCTTAACAGGGATGCAATATGAGCCCCTGGCCATCGTTATTGATTCTCCAGGCCAGTTCCATATCTCCGGTAATGTAACCTCAAGATACGTGCCCGGAAGAACATTTGTTATTAACCCTTTTACTTCCCGCTTGTCTCACGTGGTATCATCTGATTATGGATCTACCCTGGCGGGGAATACGTCTATATTTCTATCCGATACTATACTATTTTCAGGACAGTCATGTATTGCGTATTTACAGGGTCTAATTGATCTAACTACTAACCTTATGCTTGGCGCATCTGGCTTGTCATCTGGAGATTATGGCGGAAGTGTAAGCGGGAATATGTTTGATGGAAACATAGGCACGTCAACATACTGGCAAACTGCAAATACACCAGTTGTCTCTGGAACAACATACGCTGGCGGGTGTGCCTCGGCTTCGTTTCCAATGTCATGGTTCAAGCTATATAATCTTGACTCAGCACATACTCTTTCATCAATACTACTTCAGTATTACGGGAATGACACAACTAATCAAACCGGAAGTTCCTGGAACAGCGCGGGTACATTTAATCCGGTAACCACGCTATCCAGTCAATTGTTCTTCCTCCCGGCATCCGTAGGTGCGCATCGAAACTGGAGGCTGCTTGCAAATGTGAGTGCCGGTTCTGCTGATTGGGTAATATGTGAATTCCAGGGAGGTGCGTAGTGGTATTCCTCATACTCAATAGTGTCATTATAGCTGGTCCAGCCGCTTACAATGATGCAGCCATAAGACAAGAACTTTATGTTGCCAACTTTACACAGGTGGCCGGGAATTTCCACGCCCCTGATGGCTCTGTCACTCCGGTCCCAACGGCTGACCTCACAATGCCTCTTGGCCTGGGGAGTGGCTATGTCCTCGCGCCTGTCGTTTATGCGCCTAGCAATCCCCCCACAGGCGAGGTCTTGGTGAGCTGGACCCCGGTCCTGGCCGCCGGGGTTGTGACCATGAACCCAGTCTATGGGCCAGCGCCTGTGGCCTCTACATCTCCCCCCGCGCCGACCTTGGCTCAACTCCAACAGAACGCAATCACGGAGCTGGAGGGCAAGATCGACGCCTACGCCCAGACGCAATACTCCAACATAAAACGTACCGGAATTATGATGCAGGTTTCCGGATACACGGCAACAGACCTGGAAAATCTCAACACGTTTATAACGGAGACCCTCGCGCTCCAGGCTTCCATAGCGACACAAATCAACGCCTGCGCGGATACCACAAGCTTGAACGCGATCTTGGCCAGTCTGCAAACCCAATATGCGCAATACCTGACTTCTTGAGGAGGTAATCATGCAGTTTCCACCTCTTTGGCCGCCCAGGGCCGGTGACCTTTTCTTCCTGCAATATGACGCCAGCGACCCCACGGATGCCACCTGGCTCAACAAAGAGATGCTCTCCATTGAATCTGGCCGTGAGCTCGACGGGAAGGCCACCATAATCCATGTCGGCATCATCATCACCGATGCCGGGGACGTGCTCGAAACGACCTCCGGAGAAACCACGATTGACGACCTGGCCAAGGTCTACGCCGGGAGCCTCATCACCATCATGCGCTGGGATGGCATGACGCCGGAGCGTGCCCAGGCCGCCTATCAGGCTGTGCAGGGGCAGGTTGGTAAGCCATACCCTATCGGCCGACTGCTCACCGCATGGCTCGGAATCCCTGGCCATGATGCGAAGTCGGCCGCCATGGAGTGCGATGTCTTGGCCGCGTTCTATGAAGTGGGCGCGGGTGCAAAACTCCAGCAGGACCCCTGGGATTACCTGCCTGAGTCACTGTACCGCGAACTCCTCAGCTCACCGTCCTGGAAGGTGGTCTTCACCGGCTCCATGCGCGTGGCTGGACTGGTCACCGGCAGCGGCCAGGACAACGCCCTGGTGAGGGCCTGACCATGGCCTATGAGAATGACCCGGCCTTCCCCGAGTATCTGGAGCACATTCAGCACGAGCATCCGGATTGGCCGAAGGAAAAGCAGTGCTGGGCAGCCGGGAATCGGGTTCGTCGTTTCTATGGGTTCATGGGCGCGCGCCTAGAGGCCGGAATTTCACACGAACACGCCCACGAAGGAGAATAGCCCATGTCCATCCCCGTTCTTCCGCCTCTCATCTTTGAGGACACTGTGGCCGAAGGCGAGGAGGCCAAGGATTTTTACGTGGACTGGGGACCCTACCTTGCCGCCCAAGTCCCGCTCATTTTAGCGGACACCATTGCGACATCGAGCTGGTCAACGCCGACCAACGCCACGGTAGGGACAAAGGGGAACGACACCACCCACACGTGGTTTTGGGTAAGCAATCCTACGACGGCCCTGGACAATATTCAGATGAAAAACACCATCACCACGGCAGGTGGCCGTACGTACACGCTTCCCGTTCAGATCAACATCAGCCAGCATTAGGAGATGCCATCATGAGCAAGTCCGATACTTTTGAAGCCGACGTTCTGAAGGACGAATTTCAGGGAACTGCTTTTAGTTGGAATGCCGATACAGTGCTTTACGTTGCATTACATTCGGCCGATCCGACCGACGCGGGCAGCGAGTCTTCCAACGAGGTGGCCTACACCGGGTATGCCCGCGTGGCGGTAAACCGCACCTCCGGTGCGTGGACTATCTCCGGGACAAACCCGACAACTGCCACGAATGCAGCTGATATTCTTTTCCCGAAATGTACGGGGGGCTCTGCGACGGCAACGTATTTTTCCATTGGAGTTGCCTCGACTGGAGCTACTGAAATCCTCCATTCGGGTGCTTTAACCTCTTCTATGTCGATCTCGACGAACATTACCCCCAGGCTCGCGGCCGGGCAGGTTACGATCACCGAGGACTAGCCTGTGACCACTGAGGTCATAAAAATTGTCGATACGGCGGGGGGGGGTGACTATACCACCCTCCTCGCCGCGCTTACGGCCAACGCCCAAGATCTGACCGCGACGGACAAGATACTGCATATAAAATGCCGTCGCGGTTCGGGTGGCGGTCAAGACACCTCTATAAATGGCAGTAGTAATCAGTTTGCGGGCTACACAACTGATGCAACTCGTTATGTATTCATAGAAGGAGACCCCCTTACAGGAAATAACGCAACACCACTTTGGTCAAATACGAAATATACATTATATCAAGGTGGTAACTGGAATCAGTTTGGCATTCCAGGTGGATTCAATTTTATTATACAAGGGCTTCAAGTATATTGCGATGGCTTTATTGCAGGATTTATAGGAGGGCCTGGATACTCTAGTGTTGGGTCTACTGCAATAGTTAATAACTGCTTCATATATAAACCAAATCCATCTTCCACCTATGGGGGTCCTTCAGCTTTTGGTTGGAGTGATGTTCGTTCAATATTAACAATAACCAATACCATTGTGGTTGGTTTTTACCAGGGAGATACCTCAAGTGGTAACGCTGGAAAGGCATTTGATGGGGGAAATTGTATTTTCAGAAATTGTTTAGCCTATAACTGCGATATGGGTTTTAATTGTGGGGGCTCTGGAGTTGCAACTAACTGCATAGCGGTTAATTCGAGTGTAATTATCTCAGGGACGATGGCAGGATTCTATTACGCCACAACCGGACAGGTTAATAACTGCGTTTCCAGTGACACTACAGCTACCTCATTCGGAGGAGCCGGAAACAAGGCTAACCAAGTCCCAATTTTCGTCAATGTTGCCGGATTGGACTTCCATTTGTCCCCCTCGGACACCGTAGCCCAAGGCGCGGGCACCAATTTGTCCGCCTACTTTACCACTGACATGGACGGCGACACGATCACCAGCTGGTCAATGGGTGCAGATGCGCAGGTAGGTGGAGGAACGACCTACGCCGACGGCCACGGCACCGCAGCCGGAACGTCCTCAGCCTCTTCCGGCGATGCTCCCTTGCTCGACGGTGCGGGCACGGCCTCGGGCCTTGGAAGCGCTACGGCAACAGGTGATGAGATCCTTGACGGAAGTGGATCAGCAGCAGGCACGAGCGCTGCTTCCTCTGGAGACTCACCCATCCTGGACGGCGCTGGAACCGCTGCGGGTGCGTCCTTGGCCCAGGCCGGTGATGATGAGATACTTGACGGATCAGGATCCGCCTCAGGGACGTCCACAGTCACCGTCGGCATAGATGGCTTCGCGGACGGCTCGGGATCGGCCACAGGCGCATCCACAGCTACCGGCAAGCTCGACGATGCCGGAGCAGCCAGCCCCAACCCCCAGAGCCCCAGGTGGAGGCGTGTTGCGCCCGTGCAGAAAAGCCGGATCGTTACCCTCAAAACGATGCCAAAGCGCGTTGTGACCCCAATACAGCATAGCAGGCTTGTAACCGTGGCCGCGCCCGCGTGATTGCCACACCCGCCAGATAAGGGACTTATGCGCGCACCTGTTATCTCACCGGAAAAGGCCACCGCGCTCCTTGAAGAGTGTGGGGGAAACGTAGCGATGGCGGCGCGGAAGTCGGGGCTTTCCCGGCGCACGCTTCGGCGCCGCGCTGGCCCAAGGAAACTTGGACCTGAAGGCAGGTTCCAGGCCGAGTTCAGCACAGACTCCTGCGCCATTGAGTCCAAGTCCACCCGGATCATGACTCTGGAGCAAGCCTTGGCCAACGCCCAGGTAGACTTGACTACCTGGCAGGTTGACCGCCATGTGATAAATAAATGGGAAGTCGGGATGAAGGACCCCGACGGCCGGGGTGTCCTCGTCGAACCCCTGTTCCAGGTCAAGGTCTGGCTCAAGCGTAAAACCCAGACCCCTCTGGAAGTGGCACTCCGGGAAATAACGAGCAAACTGCGCAGAAATCCGCTGAGGCATCCGCCCATTATCCATGGGGATTTGACCGACCCCCATTGCCTGGAAATCAGTCTGTACGACCACCACTTCGGCAAGCTGGCCTGGGATAAGGAAACCGGCAACGACTATGACGTGGACATCGCCGAGCGCATCTACATGGAGGCCGTGGTTGATTTATTGGCCAAGGCCAGCGGATTTCCCGTCAGCGAAATCCTGTTCCCGGTTGGCCAGGACTTCCTCCATGTGAACAACGCTGAGTTCACGACTGCCAAGGGCACGAGCCAGGACGTGGATAGCCGTTTGCCCCGGATCATGAAGACCGCCGCCAAGGCGGTCATTTGGGCTTTGGACCGCTGCCGCGAAGTTGCCCCGGTTCGAGTCATCTGGGTGCCGGGAAACCATGACCCCCTGACCAGTTTCTTCTTCTGCTGGTACCTGGAGGCTTATTTCAAAGGTTGCCCCGAAGTCACCATCGACGTGTCGGAGACCGCCAGGAAGTATCACCGCTATGGGGTGAACCTGCTCGGATTCACGCATGGGAATGAGGAAGCGCACAGGGATTTGCCAACCATCATGGCCGCCGAGCGCAAGCAGGACTGGGCCGAGTGCTTCCAGTATGAGTGGCACGTGGGCCATCTGCACAAGCGCAAGGAAACTCGGTACTCTGCCGGCGACACTTTCGGCGGGGTAGGGGTCCGGGTTCTGCCCTCGTTGTCAGGGACGGACGCCTGGCACTACAAGAAGGGCTATGTTGGTGGCAACAGGGCGGCCGAGGCCTACCTCTGGAGCTTGACGAGAGGGTACTCAGGACATTTTTCTAGTTCCATCAACGATAATATGTAGTCAATTTTGTAGTCAATCAGAAAGTAGTCAAATTAAAAACTAGTTATATCTGCTAGTTACATGGCCTATCAACATCGCGGGTCATGATATCCTTTGCGTGTATCATCAGGTACTTAGGCCTCTTTGTTTGTAGTCAATTCTGACGGGCTCAGTGGCTTGGCGGGGATTTTGTAGTCAATTGTAGGAAGCATGTTGACCGCCTCCAGCTTCGCCCGGGGAATGACGTGTTGGTAGGTGTTCAGGGTTTGAGTTGGCTTCTTGTGACCCATCATGTCGGACACTGACCGCAAGTCCGCTCCGTTGCCCAGGGTGTATGTGGCGAAGTAATGCCGCAAGTCATAGGGCCGCAGGCGCCGGGTGATACCCGCGCGCTTCAGGGTGTTGTGCCAGCCAATCCAGCCTGACTTGGTTATCGGGCGCCCGAAGTAATGGACGATGTGCCCTTGGCCACCATCCTCATCCCGCCACACGGCCAGAAACCCACGTAACTGATCGGTCAGGGGGATGAATCGCGCGGGTATGCCCCGCTTCTTCGCACTGGTGATGCGTAGAATCCCTTCATTGAAGTCCACATCATCCCAGGTCAGGCTGAACAGTTCCTTGCGCCCGGGGCGCACGCCGGTAAGCGCGGACAGCACCGCCAGGCGGAAGGTACTGGGCTTGGCATGTCGGAGGATAGCATGGAACTCCTCCTGGGTCGGCGGGTAGATGACATCGCGGTCATCCGGCAGCAGCGTGACACGCACGGGCTTATCCAGGAGGTCAGCGTTGTAAGCATAGTTCAGGATCGACTTCACCAGGGCCAGGTGCTTGTTGATGGAGACATTCTTGATCTTCGTTTCTCGACAGGCATCCACCACGGCCTGGATGTGCTCTGTGGTGATCTTCTTCAGGAGGACTGTCCCGAGGATTGGCAGAATGTATTTGTTCAGGGTGTAGCCATCACCGGACAGGGTGGTGCTGACAAAATCCTTAGAGGAGTAGTATGCCGGGAGGATACTGGCGAAGGTCTTATGGGAAACGGTAGGGGGCAGATTGGCCGCGGGCCGATGCTTCTTATTGTACTTGATCTGGGCGAGCTTCAGCTCAACTTCTTCCTCAGAGTCACCCTTTACCGGCTGCACACGGCCGGTGTGGTCCCGGTACGTTCCGTACCAGCCCTTGCACCCTTTCTTTTGGTAGGCCATTTGTCACTTGTTAGAGCCATTTTCCCGCTGCTGTCAATGAAAACCCGACAAGGCTTGGCGGTCTTCGCGGGCCGGTGGCCCTCCGGGTCGGCCATGAACTCGTCCAGGGTGGACGCGGCATAGCGGTTGTTTGGCCCGCAAGTGGCGATGACGTAGGTGCCAATCCACTTTTTGAATTGCTCCACAGTGGCCCCGCAGTAGCGCGAGGCACCGTAAGCATCGAAGAAGGGGCCATGGATACTCACGATTGCACCGCCATCATGCGGCTATTATGATGGCCCACGCGAGTAGGGGAGCCTTGGTGTTGGCGGTCATGGCTTGCCCTCCCGTGCGGCCTTGAGGTCTTCCAAAGCGACCCCTAGAGCCGACACATTGTCCACCGGAAATTCGACGCTTGTTGCTATCCCATCCGGTTCCCCCCAGGCATCACCGGGTCCGTTTATAAGTGTGTCCGCCGCTGCGATCACGGCATCCTTCGCGTCCTCAATGCGCTTGAGCTTGGCTTGGTGCAGGTCAGACAGATATCCAAGTACAGCAGCGTCCATCACTCCATCTCCTCCCCCAGCGCGGCGCGGGCTACTGTAATAAGTGCGTCATAAGCATACTCAAAATCGCAGTCTTCTGGTCTTGAGAAAGTATTCTCTTCCACTTCATTTACCTTGTACTGCTTCGCAATATCTCCCATCGCCTCCCGGTACTTGTCCGCCCGTGTGGTTGCCTTATCTCTCCCCCTTAGACATTCATCCAACCTCTTTCGCTCCTCAAGGATAGTATTGTTCAGCCTCGCAATGCTATTCTGTTGGTCAAGGTAACGCTGCTCTGCGGCAGAAAGCTGGGCGCGAAGTGATTCACAAGATGGGCACCCGGTCATTGATGTTATCATTTCAGCAGTCCCTCCAAGGTAGATTTTCCCTGTTCCCATCACACCACCTTCCCGGCATCGGCCAGCGCGGCGCGGAGTGCCAAGAGCTTATCCGCCCCAACTCGGCAAATACCTCTGTCCACTTCTAGGTCTTCATCAGCATCGTCCATAACGGCTATTGCTGCCTGCTTCAGCTTATCCGCCCTCGCGGTGGCCCGCTGTAGCTGAATGTCCATTTCCTTTAGGATGGAATCCCTATTGCGTCTTGTTCCGGACAGAGTCCGTTGGCACTCGACAAGTTGCTCCTGTGCGGCGGCAAGCTGGGCGCGGAGGGAGGCTACATAGTCTTCATGGTAGCACATCCCCGACTGGTCTCCAGGAGCGGAACAACAGTAGTCTCCGCCACCCTTCTGTGTGAATCTGATTGGTTCCATCACTCCACCTCACCGGCCAGCGCGGCGCGGGCCTTTTCGTGCATGTTGCGTTTGGGCAAGCACTGCGACACATAGTTTTTAGAATTCGCGTAGAACTCTAGCGCACTCTTGTACTTGTCCACCCTCTGGGTGACCACATCGCGCTGACCTTTGACCGCAAGGATTACTCGGCTGAAGTCATCCCGCTCCCTCTCGCGCTCCTCAACTCCCAGGCGTAACGCGGTATTTTCTTCGCAGCAGTCCAGGTATTTTCGCGTGAGGTGGTATTGTATATCCACCAACTGCCTCTTGCACTCCTCCAGCTCCTTCACCACCTTTCCAAACGTCGGCATAACCGGCGCATCCTCCGGCCGTAGCACGGTGGGCCAGGGATTCGTGCCCGTAAGATGGTCAACCAGGGTTGTGAGTGCTTGGCGCTCCTCGGGCGTGGCTTGCAACACAAGTTCGGGGTGCCCGAGGATGAAATTGACGTTATCTAGTATTGAGTTTTCCATCGGTTACCACACCCCTGCTGCATGTTTCAGCGTTTCACCCTTCGCCATGCCTACGTCAATCTTCTCATCCGCGAGCCACTCCGGGTCATAAACTGTGTAGAGCGCCTGCAAGTCATCGGCGAGTTCGCGCCACACGATGCGGCGGTCCACCGGGCATGTTGGCAGACTGTCCCGGATGTCCTCCACCCAGACTTGTAGCGCCTTGCAGTAATCAATGGCGTTGGCCCCGGACCCGTACTGCTGGTCCAGGATGTTCTGGAGAGCGTTCAGTGATTTGCCGTACTGTTTGGAGGCCTTGGCATCGAGCAGCCAGCGGCCATCTTCACCAAAGCGTTGACAGGCAAACCCCGAGGCCTGGCCCACATTGCGCTTGAGGCACTTGAGCAGGACCGTCATTTCATCCGGGGCTTCCAGGCCAGCTTGCTTGAATGAAGCCAAGCAAGCGTCGATGACTCCCTGGATCAGGTCGCAGCAGAGAAGCTGCCGGCGCACGGATTTGGACATATTCATTGGAAACTCCTGGTGAAGAAGTCTTCTTTGGCGGGGATGTAGCGGCCGCCGCCAGCTGGATACCTCTCCAAAGACCCATAAAGTTCTTCAATGTTAAAGTCCGGAGTTATGGGCACCGTTCGCGGGATGGGTTTGTATCCTTTCCGGCTCGGAGTTTGGCCCTGGGTTCGAGAATAACGGGCAGATATCTTGTGCTGCCTAGCCCATCCCTTGGCCGCTCTGGTGCAAAGTCGCACTCCCTCCATGACTTCTACCCAGGGGTCTTTCATTTTCCTGTCCCCATCTTCTGAAAAGGGTTCACGGGCGTCCGGTCGGCCATCTGGTTGAGACTTGCTATCCCGTCTCGGTAGCTAACCAGTTCATATTGCTGCTGGGCCAACCAACCCAAACCAAGGATCACCGCGAGCATAAAGAGCAGTGGGGCAAAGAACTGAAACTTCTCTGATGTGTTCATGGCCGTTCTCCCTACAATCCCGCCGTAGCCCAGCGGGATTCAGTTTCATCTTCGAGCTCCGCGATCCTTGCTCGGAGCAGGGCAATCTCTTCCCACGAAATTTTGAGTTCTTCCTGGATGGCACGATGGGACAGCAGGGCTATGCGCCGCTGTTCCGCCGCCGCGCAGCCGCAGGAAATCACCAGACCGCGGCGAAGGTGTGGACTCGGAACCAGCTTCTCGCCACCACACCGGCACTTGCATCGCCAGACCACGCTGCCCGAGTAGGCACGCTTCTCTGTGGCCTCGATGACAGTCAAGCGGCCGTACTTGCGGCCGGTCAGGTCCACGGAGTTCTTGGCAAGCTTTTTCATGGCTAGACCTTATTGGTCTTCTTGGGTTCTATCCCGGCCATGGCCCGGGCCTCAGCGATTAGCTTGGTCACATCGAACACTTTCAGCTTCCGTTCGGGTAGGGGCTCTTTCTTGTCGGTCATGACTCACTCCCATGCTGCCGCCCTACGAAGCCGGGCGGCGGGGCTTTTATTGTTAAACAAGACAAACGCTTAGAAGTCGGAGGACGTGGTGATGACCCCAGCGTGTGTCTTATATGCGGTGTGCAGGATGTCCACGACCTGGCTGACCAAGAAGACCTTCTCCAGGAAAGCCCCATCAGGATCGTCGGAGTCAGGCTTGACGATGGGGGTCTTGAGGCCCGTGATCCCGAGGTCACCCGCGCGGGTGGTCAGGGTGAACTCCGCGCCCGACTCGGCTTCCATGACGATGGTGGCCTTGACCACCTTGCCATCGGTCAGCGGGGCCGAGAGTGTGGTGAGCTCGATGCTCTCGGGGGCCTCCAGGGTCATGGCCGCCTTGTCAGTGTCCGAGACCACCACGGCCTTGTTGGGCACGAAGAGGCGCCCACAGGTGAGTTCCATGGTCTTGGTGAACACATCGGTCAGAAAGCCCGAGGCATCGTCCAGGAGGTCGCGCCCATTAGCCAGGACATCAGGGGTCTGCTCGATGAGCTGGTCGTCAAACATGGCACCCCAGATAGCCTGGAAGAGGTTCTTGACACTTTTGGAAGCGGAGCAGAGCAGTACCGTGTTCTCAGTGGGGTCAACCACCACGTCGAACACCGCCGGCGCGGGTTCCATCTTGGCCAGGAGCCGCAGGGTCACTTGATCCTTGATTTCCTGCTTGCGGTCCTTGGAGATGAACTTCTTGCTGGACCGGGACTGCGAGTCAGCCAGTTCGGCTTCCAGAGCCAGCTTGTACTTCTTCTTGAGCACCGCGCCGGGGATGCGCCGGGTGTCGATGCGCAGAGAGAAGGCCATGAAGCGGCCCTTCTCCGGCGGCGATTTCTTCCAGGAGTTGTCCATGTAGTCGTCGATGTTGACGAAGCCGAACGAGAGGGCATCGCTGGTGGTGTCGATGGGGTTGAACGCGGCCTTGAGCAGGGCCTCGGCGTCTGGGGTGTAAGTGGCCTTGTAGACCGTCAAGGCCGTGGACTTGGACATGAGTGACATTGGTTTTCTCCGGTTCGTGTTTCGTTTCGTTGAAGCCTTTGTATTGTTAAACAAGATTTCTAGTCAACAGGTTTTTTCGCTTTGGTTAAAGATTTTCTCTCGTAGGTGTCCTGGCTCACCCCGATGATTTCGGACTTCTGCCGGGCCACTTCCCGGGCTTCGGCCATATCCGCCACGCAGAGGTCGATGCTTTGCTTCCGGCCCTTGGCCATGAAGTCGTTTACGAACCGAGGGCCGTAGCCACGAATGATGATCCATTTCCCTTGAAGATGCGCCATGTCCTGGCTGACAGAGCAAGTCAGCCCCGGCAGGATCGGGTTGCCATCAACGCCGATTGTTCCCGTGTGGTGGCCGGGGATGTATGCGGTTATCTGGACGGCTAGGGCCAGGGCGGTGAAGGCACTCATCCTGTAGCGTCCTTGTAACTCATGATCCGCCCGGCACATTCCCTTATCTTCCCGTATCCCAGCGAAACCACCATATCCCAGAGAGTGTACTCATCGAGGTCTGTTTCGCTGGCGTGGTTGGCACTCGGGCCGGGCGTCCAATTCTCGTGGGGGTTGATGCGGATGCAGATGGCGTGGAGGTCTCGCATGACTTCAAGTTCTGACATGAACCGCATGTCATCCACGACAAGAAAGCATCCGGGCATGAGCTGGCAGCGTTCGGCCATCTTGCGGCTCCAGTAGTCTTTATCAGAGGCCCGGCGGATTTCCGTACCCCACCATTGGAGGATTTCCCGGCCAGTCATCCGCCGGTTGCCGATTTGGAACTCCTCAGACTTGAACTCCTGGGTGTAAACGTCCCGGAGATACACGTTCAGCAACGCCGCCACTTCCTCTCTCAGAGCATCCGCGAAGGAGATTCTGTGCCCTGGACGAATCTGGAGCAGTTCATCCGCCAGGGTGGTCTTTCCACAGCCCATTTTCCCGCTGAGCGCAATAATCATTTGGAATCCTCCTTCACCTGAATATCTTCAAACAGAACCGCCTCATCGCCGCGCTTCAGTTCCTTGAGCAACGGGGTCATGATCCGGCGCATTTCAGGATGGGCGGCCGGGGCCGTGCGCAGCTTGAAGATGTGGCGCCACTCCCGGGCGTTGGCCGTGACGACAATCTCCGTCTTGGTGGAGTTGGGCAGCACCTCGCGGGCCTGCTCGGGGCGCCAGCCGGCGTCAAGGAGGCCCAGGTACTTCATCTCATCGTAATTCATAGCGTTCAGCCATGCGTAGTCACCACCGTCTGACACGGCGGCTTCGTGGTCCTCGTTCCACTCGTCTCTGCGCAAAGGCCACTCACCCAGCAGGGCCTCGCCGCACCACACCGGCCGGATTACCACCAGCCCCTTCTTCTCGTAGTTCACATATCGGGTGCTTTCCTGGCTGAAGGCGCAGAGCCGGTGGCGCACGATCTCGTGGGTGACGCCGCGGTTCGTGATGAAGCGCACGGACATCATGGAGTGTTCCAGGACGGACTCATGGCCACGCTTGAGGAGCATACAGATGAACTGGCTGGGTGGGTGTAAAGAGCACCCAGAGCAACTGTCATTGTCAGGGTTGGCACCATTTGCAGCACAGGAACCCTCAGCCACTACCCCCATAGAGTCTTTCGGCGCGGAACAAGTCCCCTTAGCCTCAGACTTGTAGCAGGTACGTCCAGCCAGTTCGATCAGGGCCGGGTCGATGTGCATGGCCAGGATTTCATGTGATGGGTCAATGATGAGCATGGTTTCCTCCTGAGTTTCTTTGAGCCGTTTACCCTCTTGACCACCTCGGCCGATTCGCCTATCAATAGGGCTCCTGGCACCGCTCATGTTTCGTGTTTCTTGATCCTGCCCCCGCACAGATTGTCTGTGCGGGGGTTTGTCATTTATGGCTGATGGAAGATGATCGTTTTCCCACTCTCCCGAGCCCACTTGATCTCGTCTTTCACGCCGCGGGAGTGTTCCCAGCCAGGGAGACAGAGGACGCGCAACTGGTCACAGGCTTCAAGGTGAACCTTGTCTTGGGCGCCCCAAAACTCCCAAGTCCTGCAAGAGAACGGGAGCCAGGGGAGCAGAGCGTGGCCGTGGGTTATGGGGCTGAAGACCACATGCCCTTCAAGCATGAGTTCTGCGGCCTTGGCACTTAACGCCTCCGCGCGACTGTTTCGGATTGCCTCGTCATCGTGGGTGTAGGGCCCGGCCAGATAGATTCGTTTCATGCTGCTTTCCTCGCGTCTCTGTATTGTTCCCATGTGGTCGTCTTATAAGCGGCCTTCATGTTCACCCACCGGGCGAACGCCTTTTGCTCCGGTTCTGGTTCCGCATTGGTTGTGAAATCCCTGTACGGCTGGGCGAACGGATCAAGGTCCATGCCCTTGAGAAACCGAATCCGCTCCAGCGCGTCAGGGATGTCCTTTACCAGCGTGTAAACAAAGTATCGGCGGGGGGTTACGTTGTGCCAGCGCAGGAGCGTTACGGCCTTCTGGATGCTCTCCATCTGCCCTTTGCGGTCACAGGCCAAGCGCAGGGGAGACAGCCACTTGAGGGCTGCAAGCCGGCGGGCGATCCCATCATCAATCAGCCGTGCGTCTAGGCCCTGGTTGAAGTCTACCTTGACCCCAAGCCGGGCCATCTTCTCAATCTGCTCAATCCCGTGAGGGTGGGCCAGGACGTTGTTGTCCATGAGCACCACATCCTTGTGGGCCAGGAACTCCTCAACGTCAGCGTGTGGCCTGATCTGTCCTTCCTTGCTGGGAACGATGCACCAGGGACAGGCGTTGGGGCATCCACGGGTCAGGAACCCCTGCGAGTGCGTGGAACTGTAGAGCCCGTAGTCAGGCATGGAGTGTTCAGCTTCATCCGGCAACCACGTTTCCAGGCCGTAGCCAGTGCCCCCACGCTGCACACCGCTGAAAAGCTGCTGATCCTCTGGAGTCCAAGTGAACACCTTGGAAGAGTAGACCATATCCGCCCACAGCAAGGGCTCGTACCACCCCACGGTGTCTCCCTTGGCCTTGTGCCAAGCGGACAGCTTCATAAGGGCCAAGTTGGGAAACTTGCCCCCGTCTGCATCGTGTAGGTGGATTAACAGGCTCATTTTTTGTACCTATTTGCACGGTAGCCCTCGGCAGCAATCGGGCACCCAACGGCCCAAGCCGGAGGCTCGGACATGATGGCCTCGTATTCCTCGACCGAACCGAAGCCGATGGGCACCTCAGACACCGCTTCGTCATGGACATGGATGACCGGGGGATAGCCGTGGTCTTCCAAGCGAATCAGGGCGTCGGTGAGGATGTCCCGGCTGGCTGCTTGGGTACAATTTTCGCATAACAATCCACCATATAGATGATGCGGCATGAATTTATTTGTCATGCTATCAAGACCCCAAAACGTCACCACAGCCTTCTTCTGGCCCCAGGGGGTTTCCTTCTCTTTGACATCAGGCTTGTAGTAATGGAGGCACCGGCCGCTGGGGAGTTTGCACCGGAGGAACCGGCCATCGGACAGGTACTTGATGCTCCGATAACCCCAGACCTTCCCCGGCTCGCGCACGGCATTGATGCAGGCCTCTTCCAGCCCAGCCCAGAGAGCAACGATGTACGGACGCTTCTGGCGCCAGAGCTGCTTGATTATGTCGCAGGCAGTGGCCGCGTCGTGGGACATGACTCCGGGGTTCTTCTTGACGTAGTTGAGTGCGGTCTTGGTGGCCTGTTCCATGACTCCGTAGGGGGTGAGGGGGAAGATGTGTTCTGGGAGGGATTCGAGGTCTATGCCATAGTTCTTGGCCATGGCCGCGTAGGCTCCAACGCCTCCTTGGTACCCACAGTTATGGACGAGGCAATCGGAGACTGTGAACCTGTTTCTTTGGCCAGCGTTCAGGATATCGTATACCCGAGCTGTGCGAGTCGGAGGCGTATCCTCTCCCAGCCCTTCCGTTTGTCCAGAACTGCTTTGTACGCCAAACCTATGATGGCCTCCTTCGGATACCCCGCCAGAAGATACTTGGTCGTTCTCCCGAGACTGTAGGGGCTGCTGGTCGTCGCCCATTCTGCATCGGGGGTAGTTATCTTCGATCGGCGTTGGTTGCGCTGATTCTCCCTTCTGGTAATGTACCGCAGGTTCCCCGGCTCGTAATGGCCATTGTTGTCTATCCGATCCAGTTCCATCTCCCTGTGCAGCCCCAAGGTTTCCTGAATCCAGAGTGCAGCTTGCAGAACTGTGGGGAACTTGAATTGAATCCCCCTGGCGCCGTAGTTCGGCCAACCTTGGTCCTTGGTGTTCTGGCATCGACTCTTTGCGGAGGTCATCCGTTTTGTGAGCCAGAGCGGAACCCTCCGAGGTTGAGAGCACGCTTGACAACCTTTGCTTATCCCCCGAGTTAAATTGCCTAGAAATGTCCAGCCCGTTTTCCCACATCCTGTGCAGCGAACAGCCACATACACTTCCGCCCAACCTCGGTGGTATCTGCGCTCCGGGGATATTATCTCCACCCACCCGTAGCGGCGTCCCACCTGCTCCTGATTGAAGGAGATGTTGTCCGCAGGAGGCGGCGAATCCAAGCTGTACTTGCTGACATTCCCCGAGGATGCCGGGACTGGCCCACACGGTATGGTCTTCTGTTGCTGTGAGACCTTGGTAAGTAATAACGGAACGAATACCCCTGGAAATAACACCATCATGAGCAACGAACGCGGTTCCATCCCACACCTTCATGTTAATTGTGACGTGTTGGATAGGAACAAGTCCAGCATCAGTTAAAACTTGTTCGTCTTCAGCGATACATGCGAGTTCTACTGTCTTCCCGATCTGCCTTTCTGCTTTCGTGACTTCCGGGGCAGTCTTGTTGAACATCTGCGCCGCAGCTATTTTGTATATGTCCTGCTTGTTCCAAAATGCCTCAAGCACGGATTCTTCCCCTGCGATCCAGGCGTTGACCCGGGCCTCGATGGAGGAGAAGTCCGCAGAGATGAGGTCATGGCCGGGCTTGGCTATCAGCATCCCCCGGATGCACGTTGACGCCGCCCCAAGGGTGTCCTCGAAGAGGGTGGTGAACCAGTCATCGAACCCGTTCTCGTGGGCTGCTGCTACGCAGTGTTCTATGTCAGAAAATAGGCCACGCGGGAGATTTTGTGGCTGGAATATGCGGCCACTGAATCTTCCCGTGGCTGCGCCATGATACCTCATCGTCCCCCTGATACGTCCATCCGAGGACGCGGCCCGGCGCAGCGCGTCATACTTGGCCGTGCTGGCCCGGCCGAGCTGCTGGCGTATCTCCAGAAAGCGTCGAGCATGTTCTGGCAAGCCCCCCCTCATTAAGGCCTCGGCCACGCTGTTCTTGGTCAGGTCCACCAGCCCCACACCCATCAGGGCCAGCCACTTCAAGCTCTTGTCAATCTTCTTGGGGGAGTCCACCGCGCCGCTGGTCAGGACCTTGGTCTCAGCGAGCAGCTTCTCCTCGTACTTTCCGATCTCCAAGATGAAGACATTCACCGAGGCCTGGTCAATCTGTATGCCCCGGGCGTTGATCTCCTGGTCCAGTTGCCACACTTTAAGTTCGGATGCAGGAAGGTCGGGAAGCGCCTGGGATACCGCGTGCTCCGTCTCAACGTCCTGGAGGCAGTATTCACACAGGCGCACGATGTCTTCGGGCTTCTCGTGCCAGAGGTAATACGCAGGAGCGCCATAAGGAGGCTCGATCATTCCATCGGGTTTAACCAGACATCCTGCTGCCTCAAGTTCCGCGCGCTCCTTCTTCAGCGGTTTCCTGGGCTTGCACATTTTCATCATGAGCCGGTTGCCGGCCATGTCTTTCTGGATGGGGAGCTCCAGGGCCTTGGCCGCCTGGTCGAGAGAGCGGGGCAGGGCGTGGTAGGCACACTTGGCCAGGGAGCAACGGAGCTTCTTGGGGTCAGGTTCGGGCCAGCCATACTTGCGGGTGGCACACCAGGACCAAACCGCGCGCTCGAAGCCCGCGTTGTGGCATTCAATTTCGTCGGCCTTGCGGAGGAGGTCAAAAAGGTCATCATCCTCCAGAATTTGGTCCGCAAAGTCAGTGCCTTCTGGCGGGTCTGTGCGCAGGATGCGCTCGGCCCATTCAGGCACCCAGATTCTTGGCGTTCCGCCATCCACTTTCACGGCGCAGCACATGATCTCTGTAAAAGGGTGTTCGGCGTAAACCCACTCGCCACATTTCTTCAGATCGCAGGGGCTTCGGGTTTCGTAGTCCAGTGTTAAGCGCATTTCAGTTCCTTCATCCTTGCGAGCACCATGTTTATGCGGCGGCCAATCCAACGGACAACCGGAACCGCGAAACTGTTTCCTATTGCTTTGTATCGTGGTCCATCAGGACAGAGTTCAGCAGGTTTTCCGCGCCATGGAATAAGTGTGTGGTTGCGGGGCATCCCCTGCAAAAACTCGCACTCGACTGGAGTTAATCTTCTCACTTGCATGGCGATGACACAGCAGGGCGCGGCGTCGCCGCGCCCTGTCTTCCCCGCCTCGGCCTTCAGCGCGTTCACGATCCCGGCCGGGCCTCCGCGGTCATTGCGGGCGAAGCGCGGCTCGAAGGTAATGGCGGGGGGATGCACTCCGGCGGCCAAGGGGTGGCAGGGGTCGCCAGGCTTTGGATTGCACCTATTCGTTGCACTGGTTATCTGCGTGGTGTCAAAAGCCACGGCCACGGAGTTCTTGCTGCCCATCGAGGGTGAGAGGTCTTCCGTGCTGGCGCATTGCGTACCGGACAGGTTGGCGGGAAAGGCCACCGGAACCAGAGGCGTGCCCCGGCCGGTTCCATCCTCAGAGGCATCGAAGCCTTCGCCGCGAAGGCTGTGCGTAACGCAGAAGGTTTCGCTCTCGAAGTCCAGCCTCCCATGCGGTCCCGCATGGGAGGTGCGCGCCGTGGCCACGTCAATGGGGCCGGAGCAGTTGTTGCCACCGAAAGCTACGACTTGGAGGCTGTCACAGGTATCTACATCTGTCCCATAGGGTCGGTCCCCTCCGGTGTTATTGCCGCCTGCTCTAACGCACGGTGCAGCATCTCCGGCAACTTCTTTCCCCGTTTCTCGGCTCGGCGCAGAATCCCGGCGCAGGCCTTCGGACTCAAAAAGAATCGGGGGTCTATTGGACCAGTCTCCAAAATCTGCGAGAGCGAACACGCGGCGGCGTCGTTGCGGAACTCCGAAGAACTGTGCGTCCATACAGCTCCACTCTGCGAACCCGTCAGGGCCGATAGCAACTCCGGTGTTTTGCCACCCTTTTTCTGGAATGGGGATTCCGCAGCCAACCATTTCTCCAAGTACAGCCGCAAAGTCTGCACCTTGTTTACTGGAGAAGAGGCCGGGGACGTTCTCGATGAGTAAGAACCGGAGGTCGCAATGCTTACGGGCAAACCGAACAATATCCATAGCCGTAAAGAATAAACCACTGCGGGTTGGGGTATCTGTTTTAGCATCAACAAGTCCTCTTCTATTTCCGGCGACGGATAAGTCCTGGCAAGGAAAGCCGCCTACTATAAGATCAACGTGGCCGAGCTGCTTTACCCTTTCCTCGGTGATCTTGGTGATGTCCCCGAGGTTTGGGATGTTCGGAAAGCGATGGGCCAATACCGCAGAGGGGAAGGGTTCTATCTCCGCGAAAGCCACGGCTTCCCACCCCAAAGGTGCCCAGGCCAACGTGGCGGCTTCTATGCCACTGAACAGGGACAAATACCGGAGGCCCACCTACTGCACCGTTTCCTTCTTCTCACTCCCAAAAGAAACTGAACCAGCCATCAACGAATTGGCTATCCCAGCCAGCGCGTCACCATGGATGCGAAGCAGTTCCGCATTGCGCAGAACATTCCCAAGTTCCGTCTGGACGCGCTGCATCACCGTGACTTTATCCAGGTTGCCCAAGGCATAGAGTGCCATGACCACATGGATTGGGAGCCAGGGTTCGACGCATACCAGCATATCCAGGGCCAGCTTCACTGTGATGCCCTTCTGGACGGATAGCTCATTCGCCAATGTGAGAGCTTCTAAAGCTGTATTTATGTTGCCCATCAGATAAGCTCCTTGTCTTCAGCCAGCCATTCCGGGATGGATACTTCTATTTCATCGCCTTCTTCTGCCGCGCCTATCCAGTCGATTTGAGATTTTGGGAGCCAGTATTCGGTTCCCTCGAAGAGGGTTAGAATGGCCATGTCCGTTTCGCGGATGAACTCCATGTCGAATTTGTGTTTGGTGTGACCCGCCATACTAGCCACCAAAGATCGCATGGTATGCAATCATGACGTTAGAAATGGCTGATGCAACCATCAAAAGGATAAGACCAACCAAGCCACCTATGACTGTGAAGAAAAGAATGTCCTCTCTGTTGACTCTCACGCTAACCTCCTTGGTTTGAAGCAGTCCCGGAACAGACGCTCCGGGACCGTTCATCAAACAGAGGAGACTTTAAGCCGCGTTCTTCTCGTCGGCTGCCATCTTGAGTTTCAGATCGCGCTTCAGGCTGATGCTGACCTTGAGTCTGGCCGTGTACATGGCCGGGATGGTCAGCGCGGCGCCGGTCAGGGGGTTGTTGCCAGGGCGGGACTTGCGCGTGGTTAAGGTGAGCACACCGAGACCAAGGAGCATGACGTTCTCGCCCTCCATCAGGGCCGAGTGGATTTCAGCGCCGATGGCTTCCATGACGTGGGTGACCGCCATGGCGGTCGGGAACATGGTTCCCTCAGACTTCAGGCGCGCCACCACGCGCTTCGCCAGCTCGGGCTTTATGACGGTGGGGGTGTTGCTGATGGGCATCTTATTCATCCTTATTTTGTTCTGTTAAACAAGACAAATTAGAAGTCTTCGGTGGACACGACGCCAGTGGCCGCGGCGGCGTTGGGGTCAATGGACCCATCGTTCCAGGCGCCGAAGGCTTCCTCGACCGGGCCAGCCGCGCCGCCGAAGCGGGTGCCATCGTCTTTGATGATCTGGAGGTGGTTCAGCCCGAAGGACACGCCAGGGCCGCCAGTCTTGTGCTCATAGGCGAAGGCGTTGATCTGGGCCCGGGCGATCAGGCCGCCATAGACCTTGCTCGGCTCGGTGATGTGGTTGCGCATGGCGTCCACGACACCGGGCTTGCGGTCGGCGTTGGCCCCGGCCTTGGCAAAGAAAACACCCTTGAACCCGTCCCAGGAGACGGTGTTGCCGTCACGGATGGGCCAGCCATCCTTGCCGTTCATGGACACATGGGTCAGCGGGTCAATGGCGCGCAGAATGCCGGGCCATTTGGTCTTGTCGTCGCCCCACTTTTCCTTGCAGGCGGTGACGGCCGCGCGGCGAAGCTGGATGGCCAGGGTCGGGTCCTTGGCGTAATCGGCCTTGATCTTCTCGAACATGGCCGGGTCCATTCCGCCGGGACAGGTGATCCCGCCATCCTCACCCTTGGGATAGAAGGGGGCCTGGTCGATGAAGATCATCTGGATTGAGAAGGTTTCCTTGTCGGAACCCGCAACCGCCCTGGGCTTGAACACGGTGGGGAAGCTCAGACGGAAGAACGGGGTGACAATGGGTTCGGTAGACATTTCGTGTTTCTCCTGTTTTGTTTTGTTAAACCAGACAAACTGGGGTTAGAAGTCATCCGCTGAAGCAACGGCCAGTGGTGCGCCGGGTTCCACTTCGGTGAAATCTGCATCGAACACTTCACTCGCGGCCAAAGCGATAGCTGGCCTTGGGTCAGCCAAGGGAACCATGGCGTGCTTGCCCTCGGGCCGCACGGTTAAGGTATTGAGAACCGCGCGCACGTCTTTCGCTGACTTTAAGTCCCGGCTCTTGCCGGAATCAGCGAGGGCCTTCAGCGCCTTCTCAGCTTGGGCGGGGGACTTGACCCTCACGTCCAGGGCCTCCTGCTTCAGGTGGTTCATCAGGATGCTCGTAGCGTGCTTCTCGTCCGCGTATTTGCGGTTGCCGGCGCGACCTTGCACCATCTTGAACTCGAAGCCATCTTCGCCGGGTATGAACTTCCCGGATTCCAGACCCTCCCGTCCAAACTCCCTGACGTTCTTAAACCAGGGCTCAACGATCTCAGCCAGGGTGAGCAGCCGGGAAACCTGCTCGGGGGTCATGGTTGTCAGGTCCGGGAGGACGTGTGTGGTCGCCACGGGCAAGAAGTCGTCATCAAAAGCGATCTCGGCGGCCTTCATAGTGGTCTTGCGAAGCTCAGGGCACATGGCAGAGGCAGGGCAGAACACACACCAATCGCCAGCCTTACAAATAGCGTTGGGGTTCTCGGTGTCATAAGCAGCGGGTTTCAGGGTGTTCATGGCCCAGGCCATGAGGGCCGTCCGGGTGGTGGTCCAGCGGCGCACGCCGCCATCTTTGCGGCCACCACGAGGCTGGATAATCACGATCTCGACCTCTTCCAGGTCTTCGAGCCACGCCGCGCCCACGGCATAGATCATGGCCTGGGTGTTTTCGTCGGCACCCACAACCACGCCGCGGCCGTGCTTGTAGTCGGACACGATCAGTTTATGGAAGGGAATGACAATCACATCATCGGCGGTTCCCCCCAGCTCGGGGTGGATTTCAGGAAGCGTGAACTTGTGCTCCACCCGGTGTTCCGCTCCTGGGAACTCCTTGAGCGTATCCCGAATGAAGTCCAGGCGGACCTGGACGGCCTCGGCCATTTCTTCGGTCACTTCAAATGAATTGCCTTCAACTTCAATGACATGGCCAAGATGATCCGAAGCGTCATTTCCCTCCTTAAAGCACAGTTCCCCAAGGGTATGGGCTGCGGTTCCTTCCTGGGCGAAGACGGTTGACTTGTTGGCGAATTGGGCCGCGAGCGCCCGGGACCTGGGGCAATTGATCCACCGCTTCGACGCACTGGCTGAAAGCGGGTAATGGTCAGGGGTTGGGTTTGTTGTGGGCATGGCTAGTAGCACCCCAGGGAGCAGTATCCGAGGGGGATAATGCGTTCCAGGTTTCCCTCTTCGTTTTCACAGAAACCCACGGGGGTATTCGGAAAGTATTTGGCACCGATGATGAGGTTTGCATCTTCGGGTTCGGCCCAGAGCATACAGCCCCGGGCGAGGCAGAGACAATCTGGGTCAGGACTACCCTCAGCGAAACATCGGTTAACGGTCACCCCAACAGTGTTCGTCTCGCTGGTTGTCCGCGCCTGGGGACACCACTTCGTTTTGGCTTCTTCGGCGGTACAGAGCATGGTTATTTCCTCCCATCGGGGGTGAGCAGCGCGATCAGCCCCACGAGGATCAGAAGCAGGATTACCAACCCCAATCCACCCCAGAAAGGCAGCGTAATCCACCACCAGGACCAATCAATCACGTTGCACAGCTTAAGACCTACGAAGGCCACGCCGAGCAGGCTGAGTGTGCTGATCCCGGATTTGGTTTGGTTATTCTCTGCCATGGCTACTGCACCCCACCTTCACGAGCGATGTCATGGACCACAGCGATCCATAAACAAGGGTCCATCACCGGCAGCGTGACCTTGGCGATCTGCTCCGGGGTCATGCCGGGCTGAATTCCACGCAAACGGATCAACTCCATGGCGCGGTCCTTGGTCAACACCCCATTGTTGACGCAGGAGGCCAGGTATGCGCGGGCCACCTCGATCTTGGGGGGCTTGTTCTCAGTGACGTTCTTGATGAGCTCCTCCGCATCATTCAAAGTGAGGGGCTTGCCGGTGGCCTGGGCCCGGATGAAAGCGGAAAGGGCTACAGTGATGCTGCATTGGTCCGGCTGCGTGATGACTTCTTCGGCCGGCGGGGTGGTGGCTGCGCTGTGCGCGGGGCCTTCTTCCTCTGTAGGCAACTCGGGAGTTCCCGCGACGGGATTCGCAGCAGCGGCCAGTTCCAGAGCCTTCTCACACTGGCGAGTGGACCACTTGTCTGAGTTGGCCTTGAGCTGGGCCTCGATGTCACCCATATCCAGGCCGGAGGCTTCGACAGCAGCGATGGCCTTGTTCCGCAGCGCGGTCATCTCCTCTTTGGTGGGCCGGTTGCGCTTGGCATCTTCCGAGGTGGTGGCCTGGAGTTCAGGGCCGGATTCGCCAACGATCTTGACCTCGGCCACGCTGGAGCTGACAAGTTCCTGGGCATCGGGGTCAGAGTTGTGTGTGAGTGCTTCACTGAAGTTCATGATTGTGCGATCCTGGATTTCAGCGGTCTTCTCCAGCGCACCAGCAATGCGCTCCAGGGCGTCCACCCCGCGAACGAAGCTGTTCACGAGCAAATCAATTTGTCCTAGCATTTCGTGTCTCCTGTTGTTTCGTTAAACAAGACTTTTATGTTTACTGAGGCCGGCAGCGGTTTCGAACATGATTGACCAGAAGCCCTGACCGGATAACCCGGTATGTCGTCCGGCGCTTCAGACTGCGGCGCCCGAAGCCAAAGCCCGCAGCTTGGGCCTTATTGTACCCATGCGCACGGAGGAACCCATTGATGAAGTCCTTTTTCCGCTGGCTGGCAAGCCCTCGGTGTTCAGCTTCACGTTCTGCATACGTCATTTTGCTTTTCTTCTGTTTGGCCACGGTTATTACCTCTTTGGGGCCATGGTATCGAAGCCAGGTGTGTGGCTATTATCAAGCGCCACTCGTTCCTGGTATACTTGCACCATGCGTTGCTCATCAAACCAATTTGAATCACGCAGGGCACCGTCCGCACCGCATTCTGGGGCAATCAGAAGTTGATTGCAGCCGGAAATGTACTGGACAAACCCCGTGGCAATCCCAGTAAAGCCGGTAATTTTGTCCCGGAACTTGTACCCGAGCTTCTCTGCTCCCTTCGTTTCCATGATTCTTTTCTCCGTGTTATAATTTTCTATTCCTGGACCCATTCAACAATGGATGACCGCCTCGTCTCGTCAAGTCCTTTCCAATTCTGGAGCACCATGCCCCGGATGCGGGCCATACACGGGTCACACGCCGCCGGGTCGGGCACAATGCAGAAGGGGTTCCTACCATTCGACGGCCGCAAGGGTGGGGCAATCGGGGATTCCATGGATGGCTCCGTGATTTATTGGTTTAATGAATATGGTTAAACACGACAAATGGTCAAGGGGTTTAGCACACCACAGCGCGGGCAGCATGGAAAGGCTTGGGGTTCTTGGCCTTCGTGACCGTGGCCTTCAATTTCTGAACCTGCTCCTTCAGCTCCCTGTTCTCCTCCTCCAGAAGCAGCCGCACCTCGTGTTCCTTCTGGTACATCGCCTGCCAGTCGTTGACCTGCTTCGTGATGGGCGCGGTCGCCTTGGCGAAGCGGGTCAGAACAGAGTCAAGGATGGCCGCGGGCACGGGGGACTTGCGCTTGTCTTGGGCGGACTGGATGGCCGCAAACACCTTGGGCATCTTCTCTTCCCCACAGCGACGGAGCGCCCGGACCACGAAGCCGCTACCGAACTGCTCTGACTCCTCGGGGAAGAGAAAGAAGGCCTGGCGCAGGCTATTGTAGAAGGCGAAGGTCAGGTTGAAGCGATCCTTCAGATACGTCGAGAAATCAGAGCCCCTATGGCCCGGGCTCTCCTTGAAACGAGAGGTGCGCTCCAGATAGAAGAGGGCACTGATGAACTGGCGCTGTGCGCTGTTCGCGGCCAAGCGGCCAGCTTCCACCGCGGTTTCAATTGATTGGATGTCCGAGTCATTGTAAAGAGACTTTAACTCTGTGAGGCTCATTGTCTTCTTGGTATCCATTTTCTTGCTCCGGTTTGTTAAAGGGTTTTTAGACGCAGGGGCTTTTTGGGTTTAACAGGTTGATTGACTCGCAGTTCGGTTCTAGATTTAAAACGCCAATTTACTCGCAGGGGCACACTAGGTTTAACCACAAACCTGACTCGCAACTCCACGCTAGGTTTTACAGCTACCTTTACTCGCAATTTTTGATTAGGTTTAACGCCATGAATTACTCGAATGCCTGAAATAAGTTTTAAGGAATGCCTTACTCGCAGTCCCAAAATAAGTTTTACAGTTTGCCTTACTCGCATTCCCAAAATAAGTTTTACGGTTTGCCTTACTCGCAGTCCCGCTCTAGGTTTAAGGTGTTCAATTACTCGCAAGGTAAGGATAGGCTTAATATCCCGTTTTACTCGCAGTTATCCCGTAGGTTTAATGCATTGCGTTACTCGCATTTTATACATAGGCTTAAATCCAGCTCTTACTCGCAGCACCCGATTAGGTTTTAAAGGCTTATTTACTCGCACAGAGTTGGTAGATTTAATTCCACTCTTTACTCGCAATTTTTGATTAGGTTTAAATTCACCAATTACTCGCATATATCCTTTAGGTTTCAATTACGCAGTTACTCGCACGACCACACTAGGTTTAACACCTCGATTTACTCGCACGCACAGATTAGGTTTTATGTCTGTGCTTACTCAAAAGTTCCTACGCCGCTTTTTCAGCAACGCCTTCAAAGTACGGGGGCTTGATGTAGTGGTCTTCGCTGTGCCCCATGATCGTGAAGGCGTAGGGCAGCGACACCGGCTTTCCATCGAGTGTCCGTGCCACGGTCCACATGTGTGCCAAGAACAGGCGCCCGGCCTCATTTCTGGCCATGTTCATGCGGTGCATCTTCGTGGCGTCCGGGTGGGTCTTCAACCGCTTCACAATCCGGGCGTCATAGAAGTCCCGATACAGGCACTTCTCCGGAGACAGCTTCATGAAGGATGTCCCAATAAGGTAGGCCAAGGTACGGCCGGCGGTAGACCAGTCGCATACCACTCCAGCTTTACGCTTAGGCTTCCGGCCCTCAGCATCGCAGTGGACGCCCATGAACTTCCACCAGGAGGAGATGCAGGGGAAGTCACGTTCGACGACCTTGTACTTCGTGTTGCCCTCACCTTTGGAACTCTTCTGGCAGGTCTCGCACCAGAAGGTGCCTTCCTGCTTTATCAACCCCGTGCCACACTCACACACCGGCACGAACTTGTAGTAGTACATGACAATGAGCTTGGCCCCAAAGGAAGGTCCGATGCCGGGGACCTGCTTCAGCCATTGGGTCCACAAGGGCCAATGGATCAGCTCCTTTTCCATGCGCCGGACGAGGGCCCCTTTGACAGCCTCAAGACCCTTCGTGCCATTCTCGCCTCCGAGCAAGAAGTCATTCTTGGGGTTTACCTCGGGGTTCATCTGGAGAAGGCGTTGCTTGGTCCCGGTGATGAGGTCTGTGATGCCATCGTAAGTGCGCACCATGAACTTCAAGTAATTGATCGCTTCGATGTTTTCCTGGCTTGTTGGTTTCATGTTCTGATCCTTTTAATTAGAGGGTTGGGGTTCGCACTCTGGGCTTCGGTTTAAAATAGGCAATCGCTCGCATCGGCTTTATGGGTTTCAGTTATCCGTTTACTCGCAACCCCGTTCTAGATTTAAAGTGTTTTTTTACTCGTACTGGCATCTTAGATTTAAAGGTTATCATTACTCGCATTGCTTGCTTGGGTTTGACAAAGCGCCTCACTCTGTTCTTACTTTAAGTTTAACCCCGCCGGCACACCCGCCGCTCACGACCCTTAAATATTGTTAAACAAGACTTTCTGTCAAGCTAATTTCTATAACCAAAGCTACTTTTCTTAAAACAGGGCGCGACATTTTAATAATATCGTTGAATAACGGGTATTTATATAACCAAACTTTACAAACCAGGTGATACCACAGCCCGCGTATCATTTTACTAGCCCAAACCTCTTGAGTCTGCCTTGGAGCGCCGGGTAGCTGATACCCAAGGCTTCTGCTGTGCGCATCCGGTTCCCCTTGTTGGCTTCTAGGGCTTCAACCAAGAGTGAACGCTTGGCCTCCCACAACTTGGCCTTGGCCAAGCGTTTTGCTTCCAGAGCCTCGACCGCAGCCGAACGCCTAGCCAAGCGTTCGGCCAAGCGTTTGTGTTTTGCTTCCAGAGCCTCGACCGCAGCCGAACGCCTAGCCAAGCGTTCGGCCAAGCGTTTGTGTTTTGCTTCCAGAGCCTCGACCGCAGCCGAACGCCTAGCCAAGCGTTTGTGTTTTGCTTCCAGAGCCTCGACCTTGGCTAAGCGCATTGCCTCCTGAGCCTGAGCCTCAGCCAAGCGTTTGGCCTCAGTCACCCTGGAATCCGTGGGGGACACGCGCCACCCGGTTGAGGGGGGCTCAATAAACACCCCACGAATCATGGAATTGTCAGACACTTTACAGGTTTCCACCCGAGACAGGGTTCCTTCTGGGGTAAGAACCAGAGCATAATGGGTGCCAGAAATAGCCGCAGCGGATGTCTCCAGATTCACCAGGAAGACCCCCCAATCGTTGGTTATCATGGCGAGCTTGGCCATTGGGCCCCAGGAACTCTGGTACTGCTCACGGGGCAACCAGATATCCTGGGTGTAACTCTCTTCAGTGATGACTTGTCCGTCCTGAGAAACCCCGGCCACCATCTTCTTAATGTAGATGAAGCGCATGATCTTTTCCACGGCTTCCTGGCCACCAAGCAGGTCATAACCACGCTGCCGGAACTCCTCTATGGAACACGCGCCAATCTTCATTGCTGCGCGCTCCATGACATCCTGCCGGGCGGTATATACCCCATCAAAGAGCTGGTAGACATGAGAGCGGGACACACCGAGGTTGGTGGCCATGTCAGGAGCTTTCAGTCCTTTCTCCATGGCGACAAAAGAGAGCTGCGCGAGCCACGCGACATAGGCCGGGTCTTTGATCCGCGGATTCTCCTCAATAACCTTCAAAAACGCTTCGTACCACTCCGAGTGGAGCTGGTCCGGCGTCCGTCCTTTTCTCTTGATCTTCATGGCTTGTCTCCTCGGGAAATTAAAGTTGACACTCGCATGTGTTCGGCCCCTCATTATCATTATTTTTGCTCCTGTCAAACAAAAAGTTTCTTTTTAGGAGACAAAATTTGTGTTGTTTCGCAATAATTTTTAGTGACAACGATCTTGACTGGGGGTAGGTATCCTCCTCATGAACAAGAAGAAATTGTCCGCGCGGCAGAAAGCCGCCAGGGTGGGGCTGTCCTACGCGCAATACTGCGCCATAATTTCTCACCGGGGGCGACCCTCGTATGAGTCAGCCCGGAAGGTCGCGTTGGTCGAGGGGGTGCATGTCCTGCATCTGCTGGACCCTATACGGTATGATGAGGCTGGGAAGCCGCTGAAGATCGTGAAAAACTTGGAAGCTGAGTAGCTTATATGTCTGGTAATACGAAACAAATATGGGTCAGGTAGATCATGGGCCCAGAACAAACGAACAAGCTGCTCAAGGAAGCAATTAAATACGCGGCTAGGGGATGGCCCATATTCCCTTGTCACCGACTGGATGAAGAACCCGAGGCCTTCCAGCAGCGGTTGACCCAGACGGCAGAGGCCAAGAGAAAGGAGCTAAAACCCTATAAGGCAAAAAGCCCCTATGTCCTCGGTGGTTGCTACGCTGCCACATCAGACCAGCAGCAAGTTACCGCATGGTGGACCCGCTGGCCTGATGCGATGATAGGACTGGCCACAGGGCCTCGATCTGGTGTCTGGGTTCTGGACATTGACTTGCCGGATGGCATGGCCTCTTTGGCAGCGTTGGAAGAATCAAATTCACCACTTCCTGACACCGTGGAACAGCGAACCGGGAGTGGTGGCCGGCAACTCTTCTTCACCTGGCCAACAGATGGGCGATACATCGGCACCAGCGTGGCTACCCTTGGCAAAAACCTAGATGTCCGGGGGAATGGTGGCTATGTCATCATCCCACCGAGTCCACACCCATGCGGTGATGAATACACCTGGGTAAAAACACCAAAGCGAGGCACGAAGTTTTCAGCGGCCCCTGACTGGCTGGTTGATCTATCTAAAAAGACACCGCCAAAAGCGAAGGAAGACAAGACCGAGGCGGTCATAGACCTAGACCAAGATTGGAATATTATGGACTCGGTGGCTTATCTTCAGGAGACAGCACCGCCTTCCATTGAAGGCTACGGGGGCAACGACAATGCCTTCAAAGTAGCTGCGGTACTGAGAGACAAAGGCGTCTCGGAGCTCACGGGGCTGGAACTCATGCTCAGGGTTTGGAATGACCGCTGTGAACCACCATGGGAAGCCGAGGAGCTGGGTGTTATTGTCAATAACGCCTATCACTACGCCCACCACTGCGCCCCGGGAGGTATGACAGCCGAAGCAGCGTTTGCCCCTTGCTGGACTCCTCCTGAAGAAGCCGTCCTCCCAACCACTCCAGAAGACGTGCGGCCCGGCTGGATCACATATGATGAGTTTGAGGCCCGCATGGAAGCGAGTAAAGGCCGCGGGCCACTGGCTCATTCCGTCGCGGACATCGACCCCGAAGGCATACCCAACCGGGACTGGATCATGAAGGGCCGGTTTATCCCGCAGTTCGTGACCGTCACGGTGGCGCCGGGCGGCGGGTCGAAGTCCACCTTATCCACGCTTGAGGCAATCGCGGTGGCCACGGGCAAGAACCTCACCGGGATGGAGGTTATCAAGTCCGGCGGTGTCTGGTTATACAATGCAGAAGACCCGACTGATGAGCTCGAACGCAAGTTCGTGGCGGCCTGCATCCATCATGGGCTGGACCCGCGGACTTTGGGGAATTTGTTCTACCGCTCCGGCCAGGACGAGAAGGCCCTGGTATTCGTCAAGAATGACCCCACTCATGGGCTCATGGTCCACCAGGCTGTCGTGGATGCCATGATTAAGTACATCCGTGACCATGGGATCGTCCTGCTGATCCTGGACCCATTTGTCAGGACTCACCGGGTCAACGAGAATGACAACATGCAAATCGACTCGGTGGTGGCGGTGCTCAGCCGGATCGCCAACGTCACCCACTGCGCCATCCACATAGTCCACCATACCCGGAAGCGGGGCAATGAAGGTGGTCAGGGGGACATGGATACCGCGCGTGGTGCGTCCTCAAATGTCTCGGCCGCACGTGTTGTCCACACACTGAACACCATGACCGAGAAGGAAGCCAAGGAGTATGGCATCCCGCAGGACCAGGCCAGCTTCTATGTCCGCATGGATGATGCCAAGGCAAACTTCATAGCCCCCACTCGCGGGACTGTCTGGTTCAAGCGCGCGGGTATCAAGCTGGCCGGGGGAACAGACGACATCGGCGTCCTCCGGCACGTCGAACTCGGGAAGATTGAGAAGGTCACGGAAGACCTAACCCAGGGCGCGGATGAGCTTATGCGGGCAATAGCGGGCTTTGTGGCACCTGGCACATCCAAATCGCTGAATGCTGTTGTAGAGTTCATCCTGGCTGAAGGTTCGGCGCTGCCTTTTCTCGGGGCCAAGACCCCCTCGCGCCCGACACTGATGCGACGACTTGAGGAGTGGTACTTGCGTGAGCCGGTAGTCATCGACGGGGTGGTCCTATCCTTCTCGTCGGAGACAGCAGGAGCGTACAATCGGCGCACAATTGCCTGTGAATTAGGAACACGGAAGCCGGAAAAGGCACAAACAGAAGTTGTAAGTTAGAAACGTACAAAGGGAATATTCAATGATTTCAGCCGTGTTCAAATGTTCAAAATGCTCCCGGGCGTTTGAACATTTATTTGTCAATTATTTCAGCCGTGTTCAAAAACTCGAAAAATGTACGTCGCATACGTACACATTTTTTGAGAAAAGTTAATAAATTCAGCCGTGTTCAAATGTTCAAATGTTCACCCCGTAGGGGTACGGGTCTTAACCGCTTCGCTGGACCACTGCCCCCCGGGAGCTTACGCATCCCCGAGTGTGAACATGGCTAAGCAAACTCTATGCCAACCGAGCCGGAAGAATACCGGCCTCGAAAGGGAGGATATAAAAACTAGGGGTTACCCTACCTTGAATCGAAGGGATTTTATATCAGGTAAAGGATAAAAGTTAAGTTCCATACACGGAAAAGGAGCAGCGTAACATGATTACAGTGGTAGTACCAGGAACACCGATTGCAAAGAAACGCCCCCGGTTTGCCGTTCGCGGCGGCAAAGGCCACGTCTACTCGGACCAGGAAACCGAGGAAGGCAAGTTGTTATGGGAACTCAGGCAGCAGTTCAAAGGCGAGCCGCTGGAAGGCGCGCTCCAGGTCCAGATCACTTTTTACTTCGTTCCGCTGAAAGGGGATAAGGCGAAAGTCCGGGCCGCGAAGCTGAACGGTGAGGAAGGCCACACGAAAAAACCCGATGTGGACAACCTGATAAAATTTTACTTTGACGTGATGAATGGGCTCATCTGGGTGGATGACAGCCAGGTCGTGGCCGTCTTCGGCGAAAAACGTTTCGCCGAACAGGCCAGGACGGAGATCATCATCAAGCGCATGGGAGAGTGTGATTTGGAAGCTACCCAGACTGCCGAGGCCGAACTCGCCTGTGCGAGTGATTTTTAGCCGTGCTCAGTTATGCAGGTGCCCCCGTGCTTTTAGTTTGGCGGGGGCACCACGGGCTTCTGAGGGGTAACGAGGACACTGGAGTCACGGAGTAGGGTTAGAACGCGTTGTAGGTCAAATTTAAGCGAGTCGGGTTTAACCTGGCAAAAGAGAGCCCCGACTCGTTTTTGAACGAGTCGGGGTTTCGGTTTTCTTGTGACTTATTTGCTGTGAAGGGGCTTCGGCTGATGAGGTGAAAGCGGGTAAAAGGTTAATTATTTCAGCCGTGTTCAAATGTTCAAATGCCCAATTTCGAGTCCAGAATCTTTCCGATGTCATGGGCCTTCCCAGCCGCGCAACTCAGGATCGTGGCGTCCAGCGACTCCGCGACCACCAACACATGGATGTAGACACCATGCGCCTGGCCAATCCTGTGGCAACGGTCCACGGCCTGCTCATTCTCACCCGGCACCCATGAACCCTCGGCCAACACCACGTTCGATGAGCTCGTCAAAGTCAGGCCAGTCCCGGCCGCCTGGAGATTGCCAACAAACACTTGGCAAGAGGCGTCATTCTGGAAAGCATCCACCGCGGCCTGGCGTTTCGTGTCGTTCAATCCACCAAGTACCATGACCGCGCCATAGGGTTTTAACCCCTCGGTCAAAAGCTGGATCACATCCCGGTGCCAGCCGAAGACCACGACTTTCTTGGCACCGTCTTTAAGCAGCCCCTTGACGTACTCGATGACCAACGGGGCCTTGGCGATGCCCATTTCTCGCCGGACTTCGGCCAGGGGTGAACCCGCCGGCACGCCGCTGTTCAGAATCTCCCGGGCGCTAAAGGGTTTTTCCTTGTCCAGTACCTTCTTGGTCTGAGCATCAGCGTCGAAAACTACCATTTTATGGAGCTTCGCCGGGAGCTGTTTCAAAACATCTGCCTTGCTCCTGCGGACCATGAACCCGGCGCGCAACCGCAACCCGAGCTCAGTTTCATTCCGACTACCTTTTACCCGGTAGTCATATTGGTCCCACATGAAATAGCTGAATCTGTCCGCGAACTCCTCGAAGCCCCGGCAGTCGGCGATCAGGTGAGGTGCGCACGCCCGCAGAATGGGCCACAGCTCGGCCGCCCGGTTTGGTGCTGGGGTGCCACTCAGAAAAAGGATTTGGCCCGCGGCGTTGACCAGTGGCTCGACGTACCGGGTGCCAAGGATTTTCTTGGACCGCTTGGACTTGGGCTCCTTCAGTGCATGGGCCTCGTCAAAGATCATCAGGTCATAAGGACCAAAGGCCCGCAATTTCTCCGCGTGCTTGACCGCAGCCTCGTAAGACACCACGGTCCAGGTCGGATTCGTTTCACTTCGGAGTAATTTATTCTTCAAAGACCGAAAGATTGCTGTGTAGGGGTTGTTGATCCCCCAAAGGGCCACTTCCCTGGTCCAGTTGATCCGCAAGTGAGCGGGGCATACGACCAGGACATTCCTGTCCTTCTTGACGTTGGCCACTCCTATCGCCTGGGCTGTTTTCCCCAGGCCCGGCTCGTCGGCAATGTAGGCAACTTTCAGGCTATGCGCATACTCGACCCCGGCCCGCTGGTATGGGTAAAGTTCCATCCCTTCGGGCAGGGGTACTTTGAAGTTTGAGGTCTCTGCGTAGGACATTTCCAATCGCTGCCGAAAGGCAGCAAGCTCGGGCAATCGAGGTGCCAAGCGGTAAGCGATGGCCTGGTCACTGGTGGCGTACTCGTGATGCAACGGGCTCATCTTGTACCCGGCGGACTTGGCGATGCCCCGATCCACAAACGCCCCGCGCCAGACATACAGGCCCGTGCGGAAGCCATCCGAGGCTTTCGGATAGAACGTCACCTGTTCGGTACGGTCGGAGACTATGGCTTGATCGGTGCTCATGATGATCCCCTTGGCCCTCCTTTAATTTTGATCCTGACCATCCGGGAATTTACTCACTTTGCTGCTTAATTTCAGCCAGTAACTCCGTCGCGTATCCACCAAAGTGCCAGAAATCATGCTCACGGTCATAAAAATCAGTAGTACCCCAATACTCCACAACACCATTTTGTTTTACCCTGACACGACGATCACCTTTTCCGTGTCCTAAGTGCTTGCGGATACGAGTGGCGTCAGCACGGCTAACTGCGGAAGTATTTCCCATGGCAATCCCCCATTTGTTTTCAATCCTGTTTTCAAACGAAAAACCTTTCGACACAATCACTGTGTAGGGCTATTCCACTATCTCGAACATAGGCGCTGTGACCATGCAAGCCGTTCGGCCCGTTCTTTGATTCACGATTCGCACACTCGAAACGTGTGGCACTCCATTTTTGGAGTCCGCCAGGTGGGCATTCGTGCCACCTGTTAAAAATGACAGGTTCATGGATATCCGAAACGCTTCGGCGTTTTTCTCAGTTGGGCGCCCATGGGATTTGATATCCCATGAACAGGATTGCAAGCCCGTTTGTGTCTTGTACTCGACCCGGTACTTAGGCAGGTAGGTATTTCCCATGTTCATTCTCCCTTTACAAGTGTGTTTCCAATCCCGTGCCCGGTCACGAGCCGACACTCGCGGCCGGTCAAGCGGTCAAGAAACGTGCTTTTTGTCATGTGTGGTCATCCAGTCCTGACACTGGCCAATCCACCATTTCCAGGGGTTGTTTTTCACGAGCACCACGGTGTCCATTGCCGGGTGTTCCCGGACCACGTACCAGCATACCGTTTGCCCGTTTGCGCGGATGTGATCCACGCCTTGGCCGCTGAGTAAGGCACTCAGAACATGGAATGCTTGTTTCTGGTGGCCAAGTTGAATGGTTTTCATGATGTACCGCGCGGCCTGAATCCGTTCCTTGCTCACGGTAAAAATGTTCGTGAGCTCCTTTTCTGAAGGGACTCGCATAGATTGCTCCTGTTTCGTTTTGCTTTTGAAAATCCTTGTTAAATGGTTGCTGCGTAGGGTTTAACCATACTTTCGGAGGGCGAGCCTGATGCCTTCGGCAAGCCGTAGACAATAAACGTAATGATTACGGTATGTTATGCGGTATCCTGGGCCGATGTGTTTGACCCCCATGGTGTTTTGCTCCTCTTTTCGGGTTAAACAAGACAATAAACGTAATGATTACGGTATGTTATGCGGTATCCTGGGCCGATGTGTTTGACCCCCATGGTGTTTTGCTCCTCTTTTCGGGTTAAACAAGACTATTCAAGGTACAAAATACCGTCGTCGCCAACGGTTAGATTCAACTCGCCATAACTCTTGGCCAAGTCCGATAGCTTGTGCGCGCCATAAGTCCCGTACACGTCAGGATTATCCCAAAAACCGGCGCCGTGGCCATTGCGGGTTAACCAAAAGTCATGCCCGGCTTGCTCCATTTTATCTTCGCCAAGAAACGCCGCGACGGAGTGGCCAAGTATTTGCCGGTTGAGAAATCCGAGACAATCCCGCCTGGCCAGGTCTAGCGCGTCTGGGTGAAGGTCTTCAGGGGCGTAGTTTTCATCTATCGGGTTCCCGCCGTCTGGCGTGCTTTCGTCGTTTGAGCTCCAAAGCGCCGCGGTCAAGTATGCGTTTAGAAATTCGGTGTTTTCCTGTTCCATGGTGTTAGGTCCTCGGATTGAAGTAATTAGGCCGGTTCAAAAATTCATGTTTATCCGTCGCGGCGTCGTAGTCCTTGGCGCCTTGAATATAACCGGCGGAAAACTCTTTTAATGGTGTTTTGCGCCACTCGCCCGGACGCATTTTATAGAAAACAAGCCGGGCGGACTCCCCGTCAATTATCTTGCCAAAAGCAGCGTCCATTGACCCCTCGCGCTTTCCAAGGTGAAAGTGGTAGCTTTCGGTGTTCATGATGTTACCGCTCCTCACGGGTTAGGCCGATGTAAAGCCCTCCGCGGTGCCAGGTAAGAACATATCGGGCGCCGTGTTTCCATGTGGTGAAAAACAAGCGGTCTCCTTCACCCCATGGCGCGGCGTACTCCGGCACCTCTTCCCCTGTTTCCCATTGTTTCAGGTATTCCACGGCCGCCATCTCGCCCTTGCTTTCGAGTATTTCAAGGGGTTCAAGCGCGTCTTCCCCTTGGGCAAGCACAATACTAGAGTATTGCATGTTAAACGCTCCTTTCCTGTTAAACGTGTTTCCAATCCTGTTTCTTGCCAGGCAAGTACATATGGCCCGGCAAGTGTAGCAGGCTTAGAAACTAGCCGATCAAATGGTGAATCGGGTTACCGTAGCAGTCGAAACGGTATTCGTTGGCGTCGCAAGACTCCTTTACCGCTTCGTCTGTAAACTGGTATTCATAATCCTCGCGGCCGTTTCTCAGCGCCTTTTCTGCAATGTCCTTTACATAGTCTTCAATATATTCTTCAACCTTATGTAAAAGTGCTTCAAAGCCTGTAAGCTTTTCGGGCGCATAATGCGGGTTATAGGGGAAAGGATCGTTGTAATCTGTTTCGAGTTCCACTTTTAGCCCGTAGTCTTGCCCATACCGTTGCGAGCGGATACCAACGGAAAGCGTCATAAGCCCATGGTCAATCCAGGCGAGCAAGCAACGGGCTTGCCGGTCTGTAAGAGCGGAGACTATGGCCTTGCATACAAGGGCTTTTTCTTCCTTTACTTCCCCGTCAAACGCAATTGACCATGCCCGGTCAATATCCCATGTTAGGGACTTGGCGTTAATCTCAAGCCCGTAGTATTCTAAATCGTTTTCGATTGTGTCTGAAACGGTCTCGATAACAAAGTCATCATTAACCCAGTAACGCACTTTGTCTTTTGCTTCGTCGTTTAACTCGGAAAACTCAAACGCTTGAATATTTGCTAATGTTGGCATGTTGATTGCTCCTTTCTTTACTGTTTATGTTTTAACCCTGTTCGATGCCCGGACCTTTGTTTCAAGTTCGGGCAATCTGTAGGGTTAAACCAGATTAAACGTACCGATTGAAAACCGCGACATTTCCATTTTCCAAACGCTCGCTCGAATAATCGTTTATGAACAGGTCCCGAGAAAACTTTTCATAATCAAAATAGTATTGCAGGTTTTCAGGTACACTTGACAACATGCCAGTGTCGTCAACAAGTGAGTAGGTGAAATCGAGCTCGCTGTCATACTCGCCTTGAAATGCTTCCTCAAAATTGTTTATTGCATCGTCCAAGTCTCCCCGATCCGAAAGGAAAGCAAGAAACGCTTCCGCGTTTTCGCCGTGCTCGGTTATGGCGGCCGCGAGTTTTACCACTTCAGGGATGCCCGAATATTCCTGAAGACGGTAGGAACCGAATCCCTCGAAATCGTGAATTGCAAACTCTTCCGCGCTTCCGTAGGGCTCGGAACAGGTAACGCTCGCGCTTTCCTCACAATCCGGGCAGACTGCCGGTTGATCCGTGCCGTTGGCTGTCTGGGTGAAAGTGGTCCCGCAATCCTCACAAGTACAATCCCGGCGGATTACGTTTGGAAACTTCGACCCTTTGAGCATAAGGTTTATTTCTTTGTAAACGTCGTCTTCGTCCTTTCCATCCAGGTCGATCCAGGTGCCATGCAGACGGCCGTTGTTGTAGTCTGCCAGACTGGATACATATATGCGGGGTTCAAGTGCGTTTCCCATTTTATCTGCTCCTCGTGTTAAGTGTTTATGTTCCTGTCCTGTTTCAAGCCGGGCGTTTGTTCCCGGCTTGCGTAGCAGGGCAAGACTCATACGGGGAAATTTACCATTGCTTGTTCTTTGTCTATTGTTATGTGGTATTGTATGTGCTTGTTACTAACTTCTGTTCCTATAACCCTTCTCCATTTCCCATGAACGAGCACAAGGTATACTGTCTTGAATGTACTTTGACGCGGGGTTATGTGTAACAGGCGCTTTTCTGGGAGTGCCTTTATCTTGGCCTCGACCATTTCTGTTAGTTTCGGTTTCGGTGGAAATGAATCATCAAAGTATCCAAAGTGTACGTATGCTTCCATGATATTTACTCCTCTTCTCCATACACTTCATCTAGGTACTTCTCTTTTTTATACACTATATCTAGGTACTCGTTGCACGCTTCAACCGTGCCGAAGACAGTCCAGTCGGTACAGTCAAGGTATCCGGGCGCGCTCATACGGCAACCATATCCCTCGGCAATCTCCAGACTGTACATGCCAGAAGCGCCGCAAGAGAAGTAGTCATTTACAAGGGTAAAGTCGTCTTCGTCTGTCATGCGCTCCACTTCGTCAAAGGCCTTGTCAATGTCAGTCATGAACACGTCAAGCGGAGCGCATTCAACGCCGTTTGTTCCGTCTGCTATCAGCCACCATATCTTTTCGGTTATTTCTTTTTGCATGAATGACATCTTGTTTGCTCCTTTCGTTTGTTCTGTTAAACAAGACAATTTAATCGAAAGCCGTTGCGCATGTTTCGCAATACGTTTCACCCTGGCTTGTGCTGGTCATGTTCCAAGTCTGGTCAACCTTGCCACAACAAAGGCAGGTAGAGCGCATGACACTGGCACACTTACGGCAGAAACAAGCGCCGTCTTCCCTGGTGGCGCTCCGGTTGTCATCGATGCTCTTTCCGCAAGACTCGCAATTGGTTTTCATGGTGTTTGCTCCTGCCTAGCGGATAAGAGCGATTACAAGACCGCCAACCGCCAACCACGTCATACCCAAGACCGCCAGTAGACAAACTGCGGGCCCGGCGTATTCGTCCAGAAAAGCCAGTGTGTTTTTAATCGTGTTCATGGTGTCGTCTCCTGCCTGGTGGCGTTTGTGTTTGTTGATCCGTTGGCTAATATCTAAGCCTGATTTTTATGACCGTCAAGGGTTTTTCTTGTCTCACCATACAAAAACATAAAATAATTTTATTTGACCATGACCCGCGCCGGCCTGGTCTCGATCCGCCGGCACAAGCCGGCGACAATATGCTTGGCACTCCGCGCAAAGCATCGGCCCACCGATGCACGGAAGAGGGCTACACTGTCTATATATTAATGAATAGCAACTTCTATGCCAGAACTGCACTTCCACGTATGTTTAATGCAATGTTAATGTGTTGCTGACTGCAACACTACTGCAACTAGGCCCGGTTGGGGTGAAAAGTGTAGCCGCTCGACTGCACTAGAC